GTCCCCCCGGCTTGTCCGCCTGGTGGTGGCACCGTTGCGAGTGCGAGTAAGTTGCAATTGCAATGCGAATGTGAGTGATAGGCATTCGCAATTGACTCGCAAAGAAATGCCCCCGAGTCGTGGGGGCATTGGGAAGGGTGGGGAGTCGGGTTGGTTATTCTTCCCACATATCGTCAGGTGGGAAGATTTGGCAAAGCGCCTGATATTCATGCAATTCGCGGCAAAGCTTGCGTGCATAAGCATATCCCGACAGCCCGGTTGTGGCGTAAGTGTCTTCGCCACAATCAACCGCACTAACGATGTGGTTTTTAATAGTAGAAAGTTTTTCGTCTAACATCTTCCGAACCATAGTGGATTGCTCGCGGGTAAGATCGGCACGACGGAGAGTGTATTTGGTTTGCATGGGTGACTCCATTCGGGTTGGTTTCGACAATTCCGACTTTAAAGCATTGGGCGCGTGAGTCAAAGAAATAATTGTAACCAACTATCGAGTATTCCGATCATATCTATTTTTAGAACAGACTGGGAACAAATCGCAAGTACGAGTCGGAAGGCATTAGGGTAGCCAATCGACTCACGCGCGCCCACGGGCGTCTAATCGCCTTTACGGGGCATATGCACGGGACGCATGACTCGCAAAAGAAAAGGCCCGGAATGAACCGGGCCTTCCCTTCGCGAGTCGTGGGTTGGTTAAACGTATTCATGTATCGGTGCGGTCCAATACATAACCGGGATAAGGATTATATCCTTATGCTTTCCATTGCCATAAAGTGTGGTTGTACCCGGTCCCGATTGAATGACTCGTTTTTCCGCTTCAACGTGCAACTTGTAAAACGCACCGATAATTTTCAACGGTGCGCGCATTATGAAGTTAGAATTTTCCGCGTCGAACACGTCATAATATTGCATCTTGCAGTCTCCCTTGTTTGAAAAAGATGTGGCGCGAGTCATTTTACCAACCCGCGCCACAAAGTCAAACCGTTAGATTAAAGGCCGGAAAGACCATCTTCCTTCGCGGCATCTTCGGCCTTCTTTGCCTTCTTTGCCTGATCATCGGCAATCTTTTTCGCTTCCTTGGTAAGGCGGTCGGTGTGAGTCATACCAACCGGGCCATATGCGCCCTTGGCGTCAACGCCGGATGCAAGTGTCGGGTCGAGTCGGCGCGCGACCAATTGGGCACCCGTGACCTTGGAACCATCAGGCATTTCGATCGTGTCTTCCGCCTTCGCCGGGAACTTCACGCCATTTTTCGCAAGGATAGTTTTGATTTCGGCTTTGGCGAGTCGTGCCACAATGGTCGCGATTGGATCAAGGGTAGGTCCGCGTACCGACACGCCGACGGTCCCGGCCAAAAGCGCATCGTGCGCCTTCGCCTGATATTCGGACAACATGGTCGCACGGTTTTCGGCGGTGTCTTGGAGATCGGTCTTTTTATTTCCTTCGGCATCGACCTTGAATTGGCCGGTGACTTTCGATGCCTGTTCACTTCCGAAATAATGCGACACCCCACGACGAAGCATCGCCGTCAACGATGATTGCGGCAACGTCGCGAAGTCTAACACGATATCGCCATATTGAATGGAAAGGGGATTGGTGGCTTCCGACATGGTAGAACTTCCTTTTACATGGTATGGGGGATTTCCCCCGGCACAATCGGGAACCATTCCCGACTCGCAAAGACAAGATAATTGGTGCCGGGGGAATTTTCAACGAGATAATTGTAACAGATTGTAACGGAGTCTACTTTTCAATCCCCAAAACATTGTCTTCCCATTGGGCAATCGCGGGCCGCAATTCACCCATGACGTCACGTACCAAGGTCAAGTCATATTCCCCCATTGGGCGCGTGTACCATTCCAACAATGCGACCACTTGTTCCGCCATGAGTTCCGGGGAAAAGGCGACTCGTTTTGCTTTCGTCATTTTGCGACTCCTTATATGTGGCGTCATTGCCACCCGGCCATTGTACCAACAATCCCATATATCACCATTGCATTATTCACGTATCACCTTTCTCCCTGACGCAAGCCACTGCAGTCCAGTTTGCAGTGCAAAGGGAATGGTCCCTCGTCCCACCTTTGCAAGGCAAAGTGACCAATCCCCCAGCTGGGGAATGGAATGATGTGGCTGCAGTCTGCAGTCTTGCCCTCTTGCAGTCTTGTTCCAGGCCATTCTGCAGTCTCGTGGCACGGTAACGTACCGGGGGCGGCATATGTATTTACACCCAGGGGTGCAGTCTTGTCCCTCCCCAGCACTGTGTTGCAGTCTTCTCTTTTTCTTACTCAAATTTTTTTTTTTTAAGACAGTACAGAAAAGCATGGGCACCCCCTCGTCCCACGGAGCATAACTCTATGCCGCCCCCGGTATACAACCGTGCCTCAATCCATTATAATCCCCACCCATATCCCCCGCGCGCCACCAACTCCTCAGGAGCCCCATACCATGCCCACCCCTCCAGTCTCCCGCACCCACCTCCTTTGGCTTACCAGAGGTTGGTGCTGGTTTGACGGCCTCCAGCCCGCGACAGACTGGATCACCACTCCAGACCTCGGCCCGATCCCTTGCTGCTGCTTTTGTAAGAGACTCAAGGGGAAGAAAGACCTAGAGCAGTACAGACGCTATCACAGACCGCTCGGAGATTTCTGGGGCGAAGCAGTCGGTCTGCCATTGCCCCTGGAACAGCATTACAATCCAACTGAATGGGGGCAACACCAGCCAGTCCAGTCCAGTCCATTGCAGTCTCATAAGCCAAAATCTCCCCCACCAGACTCTCCACAGTCCGCCGAGTCCTTGCTAGCACATTTGCTCTCATTCGAGGATTAGCCATCATGCCGATTACTCAGGACAGAATGTTGTCTCTGCTTGCCGCAGCGCAGGATTACCAGACCACATTTGAGAGGTTCTTTCAAACAATCCAGAACACCAGAGACTTAGTTCTCACTGGCCAGCTCGACCCATCCACCGCGATTCAGTCTCTCGCCCTCAACGCGCGACCAGAGTTCTTGCTCCAGTTCCCATACGACTCGCCATCAGTCATTAGACTCGAAGTGAAGCACTTCGCGAAGGAACGCAGGCGGAATGATCGGAAGAAACAGAAACTGCGCGAGAATCGCGTAAACGCTGCGATGGGACTGCCAACCCCAGATCGGGGAAAGGGAGGGGACCACGGCTGGAAGGGAGGCCACGGAGCAGGAACAGCGGCACTGAACATCACACCAGACATTAGTGCGACAGCAGGAACAGCAGTCCATTTACCAGCGCCAGCCAGCCATTCCCACCAGCCATTCTCGCCATCCCCTGATCTCTCCGCCCCGCGATTTATCTCCCAGGAGTCCATTGACGCGGCAGAGAGATTTGACCAGCAGCAACGGGCAAGGATGAAGGTGGAAGCCCAGCTGGCCGAGCCGTTGACAGTTGTAGAGCAAGAGGCAATGGCAGATGCACAGCAGATTGACGCGAATAGCCAGCTAGATTCGTTTGAATAACACAGTCGCGGGTGAAATTGTGCTGAATTGTCTGACAAGTTTGTAATGTTTTGTTCCACGTTTGTTCCAAACCATTTCTTGCATCATTTCGGCCATTTTGATACCCTATCCATTCCACAACTCCAACCTATGGTGTACCATGTCGCACGTTCACCTTTCAATCCCTGCCTACCTTTTCAACGAAACCATCCTGCGCGAATTAATCGCCACAGCCGAATCAGTGAAAGCAAACCTTGCACCTGACGGGGTAGACTGCCCAGAGTTGGTCATCGCCATTCCGAAAATGCTGCAAGCCCTTCGCGAATTGGGGAAGGAATACTGCATTACCCCGGACGGGGGAATCGTCGCTGAAATCATCCCAGAAAAGGTTAACTGAAATGGCAAGCAAATTGCACCTTCCACTTTTAACAGGCGGAGAGTCAGGCATTGAAAGCCTTGGCATTCGGCCAGTCTGCAACCGCCAGCTCAGTAACAACCGGGCCAGCAGAGTCCAGAGCATCGGTTCACCAGCATTTGCGGAGGGGCAAGCCCAGTTCCTCGCAGCACTCCTCTCCGGCAAAGCCTGCCGCCATTGTGCCGTCGCCAGCAGGTTGCTGGTCCGCACAGTCACCAGAGTGGTCAGCGAGGAGGACAGCGAAGATGAATAACATACCACAGGCATTGGTAACTCTCTCCCCAGATGGAGAGCTGCAGATAGAACTCCCCGGTCGCAAGATTGTCCCATTGTCACAAGCCAACGCTGGCCGGACACTCCACCGGATTCTCTCCGAGCAAGCTCGGAAGATTAAAAACGAGCAGATCAGCACCAGAACCTGGAAACAGCCAGATTGGAGGCTTATTGCCAAGCACCCGCAGGTGGAGATCAGGGAGCAGTTGCCAGTTACCCGCGTACTTGCCCGCGACCCTCAGATCAAGCAGGACAAGAGCCAGAAGTCTCTCGAGGAGCTAGGGCTGTGACAGCACCAGCACCAGCCAGGTTTAAGACCAAGGCGGAGTTCCTGCGAGTCTATCGCGAACTTCTCCAGGCCGAGCCAGAGTATCACTGGGCACGGGACAGCACTAGGCTCGAGCGGTTCATGACCTCAGTTCGAGTAACCATCGAGACCCAGGCGAGCACCTGGAACCTGGACAGCGCAGTCGCCCGCAGGGCCTGGAAAGCTATCGGCGGCACCAGCCCGCTCACGTATAAGAAGCTCAGGAGCCTCCCAGTATGACACCAGCACCAGCCACAGCAGCCAGTTCCAAGTCCTGCCAACTGGTAGCCCTCTGCGACAGCGGGCTCGATTGGTGGGCAGTGCTCCAGTTGATTTTTGCCATCTCAGCCTGGCTTGGATTCTGGGCCGCGCTTTATATCTGTTATCGAATCTACAAGGAGACGCTTTAGCCATGATTCAGCACCAGCTCCAGCTCCGATTTGACCGGGCCAGTCCAGGGCTCAGCTCCTTCGACCATCCCAGGCTGCCTCTCTGGGCTCCAGTCCTTTACAAAGGACTCCGCTGTCGGATCAGCGGGCGGACCTTCGGCAGGCTTGAGTATTATGATCTCCAGATCAAACTGGAGGGGCATATCCATCACTTCCACGAACTCACGCGGGACCAGTTCAGTGTAGACTTTGAGACCCTTCGCAGGGAGGAATCCTATGACGCCTAGCAAGCAGTGCGACCACTGTGGTCGTCCAATCTCGCCCAGGCCCAGCGCGCCGCATAAGCGGTTTTGCAGCAGCGGGTGCCGGGTCAGTTACCATCTGGAAAAGCAAAGCCGAGCAACTGCCCTGGCAGGGCCGATTTCCTGGCCCAAGCTCGAGTCCATCGCGAAAGCAGCTAAGGTGGCAGCGCCGACAGCAGTTGCAGTCCTGGAAGCAGCAGGGCTCCGGGTGGAGCCGCAGCCATGAGCAGGCTCAGCAGGGAGTTCCCAGACAGCTGGGAGAGAAGACTGGAACAGCTGTTCGAGGCATCAGACACCAGACGGAAGCAGGCTCGAGAGGAGCAAACAGTTGCTGAGGTAAAAACTGAACCAGGGGATGGCAAGCCTTCTCCTACATCACAGGACATGGAGTGAGAGAATGACACATCTTCCAGATCAAATCGACGTGCCCAATCCACTGTGCGCCAATCGCGACTGCACGTATGGCAAGTCGGGGCTTCGTGAGCGGTCCTATACAGCGCGTCCAACTTGGTTCAACCCGCACATGCTTTGCCTGAACTGCATGGATGATGAGCAGAGAGATAAGCAATTAGACGAGGGGGCTTATCTATGACCACCCCATCCCCAGACGAGCGTGAGCAACTGGCGCGGCTGTTGTTTAGCAGATTGTCGCTTCATCGAATAAAGGATTTGTACGACACGCGATATCACAGCGAGGGAACGCGCAAAATATGGCGTGAAGAAGCCGACGCCATCCTCTCCGCCGGTTTCCGCCTGCCAGGAACGCCCACCCCGACGCATCGCTGCGTGAACTGCAACCGCGAGTGGCAAGAGACGCAGTTGGAGGTGTGGCAAGGCTTCCCCGTGAAACAGTGCTGCCCGGAATGCAAAAGCGCGTGCGCCAAGATGGACCCCGTTCCCACCACCCCGACACGGGAGCATGACCTATACAAAACCGGCGATGCAGACGCGCCACGCGTGATCCAAGACGGCAATGGCGCGGTCGCGCTCGGGCTTTGCCGCCGTTGTGGAAAAGCGGAAGTGGAGTTGTCTGAACCATGCGTTCCCACCACCCCGAGCGAGGATGAGCAAAGGTGGGCGGAGTTGGCAGCAGCCACTGACAAAGATTAACTACCCAACCAGGGGGAACCTGGACACCAGCACGGGAGCATTCCCTTGCTAACAAAGGAGAAACTACCAATGGCGAAGAAGAACACCAGCAAGTCAGTCGACCTGGGCCAAGCCCAGCAAGAGTTCGAGGTCAGTCAAAAGGAATGGCAGGCAGCGGAGCGGGCATTGGCGCGGACTCAGGAGTTGCGGGACAAGTGCAAGGCCAGATACCAGGCTGCTGACATCGCCCTTCGCGATGCCACTCGTACAGTGTTAGGTTAGTCAGTCCATTCAAAGGAAAAAATCCATGCAATATCAGACACTCATAGTCGGGGCTCACTTCCGGCCCCCAGCGAAGCAGTTGCTAGCAGTGCTGCCGCCAGGGCACCGGCTCCAGCTGATCGAGGATAACGAGAATGCGTATGATGCAGCAGCGGTGAAGGTGGTGCTGGAACTAGTCGATCCGGTAGGGCTTAAGCCACTGTTGACCGAAGCCCAAATGGCAGAATTGGAGCAAGAACTGCCTAACGTCGGGATGACGCTGGAACAGGTCATGTCCACCGGCCCAGTTCAACTAGGGTTTATTCCGGCCCAGGATGGAAAGCCACTCGCCAAGGCGCGACAGTCCGAGCCAGACCTGCTCGGCAATGTCCAGGTCCGGGAGATCATGGGGAACGGGGAGGTTGGAGCAGCCAGATACTTCCCAACTCTGGCCTTCGGCCTTGACGGAGCCCCCAGACTTGCCATCGACGTGACTGAGTAGCAAGATGGCAACCAGTAGCCCGCAGTCGGGGTCCCCCTACTGGTTGTCATCTTCCCACTCGCCATTCCCTTCCATGCAACAGGAGTAACAGTTTTGTCTAAAATCTCCCATCCCCCGACAGAAGAACAGCAGGCAGTTATTGAAGCGGTCAGCGGACCAGACTCCGTGATGGTGGACGCGTATGCGGGTTGTGCGAAAAGCACAACCCTCGAGATGGCAGCACCAAGGGTCAAGGTGCCTGCAATGGCCATCGCGTTTAATAAGAAAATCGCCACCGATCTGAAGGAAAAGATGCCCTCCAACTTCGACTGCAAAACTTTCAACGGGCTGGGCCATGGGGCAGTCGCACGAGTCATCAACACACCACTCAAGCTCGAGCCGAAGAAGCTCGGCAAGTTAGTCAGCGAGGTGGCGAAGGATCGAAAGGTGGACCTTAGCAGCGAGCAGTGGAGTGAGATTAAGGCGCTGGTCGAGGGGGTGATGCAAGCGGGGATAACACCAGGGGACAGAGGAACGCCATTGCTGGAAGACACCAAGAGTAACTGGGAGGATATTGCCTTCAATCGTTGGATTACCCAGGAAGCATTCGAGTTTGAGTATGACCTCGCGCGAGAGGTCCTGGAGCGGAACATTAACCTACTCGAGCAATCCGGCATCATCTCCTTCGACGATCAGGTGTATTACTCAGCCTGTATTCGCGGGCAGTTTCCACAATTCCCAGTCGTCTTTGTGGATGAGAAACAGGACCTGAGCCCGCTCAATCTCGCGATGCTGGCGAAGTCAGTCCGCCCCGACGGAAAGATCACTGCGGTGGGGGATGATAGGCAGAGCATTTATGCCTTTCGTGGCGCAGACAGCGAGGCGAGCAGCAAAATCCGCCTGATCAAGCAAAGCTGGGTTGATCGGACACTCGCGACAACTTTCCGCTGCCCGAAGTTGATTGTCGAGCGGCAGCAGGGTCACGTCCCAGGGTACAAAGCCTGGCATACTAACACCGAAGGGCACATCGCGATGCTCAAGCCGGGAACCAACGGGATTCTGCTGGATGAAGGCTGGAACTGGAAGCATGTGCAGGCATTGGTTCCACACAGCCAAGCCACTGTCGGGGTGATCTGCCGGAACAATGGGCCACTGCTGGCACTCGCCTTCGGACTGATTCGGGCTGGCATTGGCTGCTATATGCTTGGCCGGGAGATGGGGAAGGGACTGATCGCCCTCAGCAAGAAAATCTGCCCAGAGGATGGAATGTCCCGCGACCTCTGCGCAGGGAAGATTAACGAGTGGATGACCTCGGAGTCTAGCCTCGCCCGCGCGAACGGGCAGGAGGAGAAAGTCGCTGGGATCACGGATAGAGGGGAGTGCTTGCTGGCAGTCATTGAGTCCGGGTGCAATAACGCGGGAGAACTTCGCCAGATGCTGTCCAAGCTCTTCGCACGCGAGTCCGGGCAGGTAATCCTGGGCTCTGGCCATCGGTGGAAAGGGCTGGAGGCGGATGTGATACTACACCTCGACCCATTCCGCATCCCGAGCAAGTACGCCCGCGAGGCTGCCAAGGCTGGGGATCACCGGCAGCTGGCGCAGGAGTATAATCTCAAGTATGTGATTGAGACTCGGACGAAGCATACTTATATCGAGGCGAATCTGGAGGATTTCAGCAATGACTAGAGACCAATACATCGCGATCTACAACTCGGCCAAGGCCATTGCCGAAGGTGCCTTTGCCGGTCGCCGGACTCGGATATTCAAGGAGGCCCAGTCCATCGCAAGCATTGTTGAGGGCATAGTTGGACAGATAGGGGCAAGGCCAGCCTCTACCTGGGACATGAAAACAGGAACAAATTGCTGGCCATTCGCTTAACTCTCACTCTCACTCTCACTCAAAGGAACCACTACCATGCCAATTACTATGACCGACATCTCCCAGCTCGACGTGATCGGCGCGATTAATACCTGGGAAGGGTATATCAAGAACGAGCTAGGCTATAACCGAGGTATCCTGGTCGAGTTCAGCTGGAAGAGCGAGGATAGAGGAAGTATTTATCTGACTGGCTCGGACGATTTCCAGAAAGGAGTAGACTATACCAAAAAAGTCGGGGAGCTGTCCTCGTTGATCAGCTTCAAGCAGGGGAGTAGCTGGGACGAGATCAACAAAGAGGTCTGGGAGAGTCTCATCAGCTGTATGCGACGAGATGAGAGAGAACTCCGGTTCGGGGTCCAGCAGCTCAGCGGGATGATCGAAGGATTTACCATGCAGACAGCGGTTGGTAAGATGATCCACCAGCGGTTGCTAGCAGTTCGCGACGAGATGAGCGGGAATTTAATCACCTACCAGCAGCAGAAGGAGAAGTCTGATGAAATCCCTTACTAATAACACTCGAGCCTACCTAGGGGATGGAGTCTACGTCGAGATGGAGTATGGGCAGGTCGCGATCTGGACCAGTACCGGCGTTCGGGAGTCTGAGCGAGTGTATCTCGAACCTGAGGTCTGGGACGCGCTTGTCAGTTGGAAGTCTCGGCAGGGACACAGAGAGCAAGCCAATGACTGAACTCGCGCCGAAGTTTCCTGGGGATGAGGGTGATCCGTTCGAGGAAGAAGTGAAGGGGGAGGGAGCAATCCCTCCCGACCTTCAAGAGGCCCTCAGCATTCAATACAGTTGCCAGACCAGGATTGCTGTGCTCAGCTCTGGCAACTGGGCCATCTGGTTTGGGAAGGCACCAGCACCAGTGATTGTTACCAACCTGGAGCCGGAGGGATTCCGCGCATTGGTAATCGCGGCACAGGAGTTGGACCAGCTCCAGCGAGAGGAGGCAGCGGAGAGGAGGCGGACAGTGGCAGTGACGGTGAAGTCAACCCAGACTCTGGAGGATTTGGGATTGTGAGAATGGGACCGGAACGGTCCCCTCGTCCCACGTTTGCACAACAAACCCCCGTCATTCCCAGCTGACCATTCCCTTGCCTTCCCTCGTCCCACGGTAGGGCATACCATCATCCGACCCACGGAACAATTCCTTCCCTCAACCCACAGCCTCCATTACAATCTCCCATCTTCCCCCGTTACGATAACGGGCCATGCACAGGAAGCCTTCACCATGAACATTGCTCGCAGAGGATTTCTCGCTGGGATCATCTCCAGCGCGGCGGCACCATTGATCGTGCGGAGCGCGGGAGTGCTGATGCCGATTAAGCCAGCACTTGTGGCAGGGCCACAGTTAGTGAAGACTTTTCCATCCACCGGATTGGTGGTAGGTGACTTTATGAACTTTACTTTACCAGGTCAAGACTTTGCCGACGTTTATGTAGTCACAGCTGTTGTCCACGACAGCTTCGAGTTTGTGAAGGTAGCTTAGAGATGAAAATCAGAATTAAAGGGTACACTTTTACCCTCTCCGAGCCGTTCCAGGCCGGGACAGTGATCAACAAGGCTGAGGCCCAGGCACTCAATTCCCTGCGCTCCGAGAACATCCAGAACAACTTGCGGAGCATGGTGGAGAAAGCCGGTGCTGGCCTCGGGCCGAATGAGTTGATTCCAACTGAGACCCTGGTCGAGATTCAGGCCAAGCTGACCGAGTATGACCTCGCGTACCAGTTCGCGGAGAAGAAGCAGCCAAGGAGCAGGCTGGGAGACATCGAAGAGGAAGCCCGCGTCATCGCCAGAGAACGAGTGCAGATCGAACTCAACCGAGACGAGCTTGGCGGAGCCAGCTGGACCGAGGAACAGATTGAGTTCCAGGTGAACCAGTATGCAGAGCTGCCAGCAGTGATTGAAGAGGCGAGACAGAGAGTTCAAGCTCGACGAAGCGCGCTTAGCCTTTCAGACCTTTAGGTCCCAGCATGGCTGATGTTGTCATCCACAACGGGGAGATCATTGTCGATGGTCGGCCTCAGGTTGTAGAAGAGCCGAAGGCTCCGGGGCAAGCCCCCGGCGAGCTTCACCCAGATGAGATTGCTTTTGCAATGGCAGGAGCCATTAGTTCTGCCCTGGAGGAGAAGCTCCTTCCTATGGAGATTGTGAATAAGTTGCTCACCCTCCAGATTCGCGGGCAAAAGGCTGTCTGGACAAAATGGGACATTCGCCAGTTATTTGCCCTCTGGAGCAAGAAGATTGAGGGGGCAGTCAAGCTGTGAACCAAGGGGACCAACTTCGTGCGATTATGTACCAAGCCCTGGCCGAGCCAATCGGACTTCTCGTCTCGACAAATGACTTCGCCCGAGCACGGGCAGCATTCTACCGAGCAAGAGCAGAGACCGGGGACCCCGAACTCGCTGGACTTCAGTTCCGCGCAAGTCCAGGGATTGACGGCGGGGAGTTGTTGATTATTAATCAAAAGTTACAGCCAGTGGCACCAGCCACTGAACCAGAGACTCCAACCGATAACTCACTTATAACTCTTTAGGGGGACTTCCAGTGTCCAAGAAAGCACCATTTCCACAGACGCGACGGCACGTCATGATATATGACGAGGACTGGACTTGGCTCGTCCAGAACTATGGAGTCGGGAGTCATGGAGCAGCGCTGGGCATCAGCGGGTTTATTAAGAATGTGGTGAACCAGCGGATTCGCGGGATGCGGGCCAAGGCGAATGGAGAGTTGGACAGACTTCGGGACCTGCAGTCCCGGCCGCCTGAGTCCGGTCCTGAGGAGGCGTAGACAGTCATGTCAGAGATTCCCCAAAGCAACGCCCTGGCTGAAGCCACAACTGACTCCATCACCGAGCTGTTCTCTCGCGACCCAGAAGGGCTCAAGCGCCAGGATCGTGACCGGATTATTGAGTTCCTTCGCGCCCAGCGCGCGCGGATCGAGGCAACGGATAAGGTCAAGCCAGCAATCAGGGCGGCAGGGACTCCGAAGTTGCCATTGAGCAGCTCGGCCAAGAAAGACCTGTCGGATATGGACCTTTAGCAGCCATTCCATTTGGAGCCTCCCATGCCAGTCCAGTTTGAGAACAGCAACACCAGCTTCAGCAAGGTCAACCCATGGCTTCAGTTGGCCGTGGACAGCACCAGCTTGAAGGGGTATAAGAACTGCCCGAGGTATTATTATTACAGTATTATTCTAGGGTATCAGCCGCGCAGCGAGTCCATTCACCTGACCTTCGGGCTCCTGATGCACGGGGCAGCGGAGAGATACCAGCATGGGAAAAGCCAGGGGAAGAGCCATGAGGACGCCCTCGACTGGACCCTGGACTGGCTCCTTCGCCAGACCTGGAACAAGGCCCTCGGCAAGCCCTGGGACTCCGGCGACAGCTATAAAAATCGCTACACAGCCATTCGGACAGCGGTTTGGTATTTGGATCGGTATGGGGAGAAGGACAGCCTCGAGACAGTCATCCTCGCGAATGGCAAACCAGCGGTCGAGTTGTCGTTCAGCTTTCACTCTGGGTTCAGCACCCGAACCACCAAAGAACCATTCTTCTTCTGCGGCCACCTCGACCGCCTAGCCACCCTCAACGGCGATGCGTACATCCCAGACATTAAGACCTCCAAGTCCGAGCTGAACGCGAGATTCTGGAACAGCTTTAACCCCAGCACCCAATTCGGGATGTATTTGCTGGCGGGGGAGATTGTTTACAAGCAGTCGGTAAAGGGGCTGATCATCGACGGGTGTCAGGTGCTGGTGAATGACAGTCGCTTTGACCGGCACCTGATCACGAAGGATCAATTCCAGATGGATGAGTACTATGCTGGGACTGGCCGTTGGCTATCCAAGATGGAAGACAGCGCGGAGGAGGCAGCTGCTAGCAGCGACCCCATCTCTGCCTATGAAATGAATGAAGAGTCCTGCAGCAAGTACAACGGGTGTGACTTTCAGTCTATTTGCTCTCGCTCCCCTGGCTCGCGCCAGCAATGGCTGGACACGGGATTTAAGAAACGGACCTGGGACCCGCTCCAACGCCGTGGCGATATCTGAACTATTAACAACTTACTCAGGAAACTTTCCATGCCCGATATTGACCAGTATCCAGACAATGACTTCATCAAAATGCTTTACATGGGGGACTCCGGCAGTGGCAAGACCGGCAGTCTCTGTTCTCTCGCCGCCGCTGGGTATAATGTCCGAGTCATGGACCTGGACAAGGGTGCCCAGATTTTGAAAGACTACCTGACCAACCCAGCGTCAGTTTATAAGAAACCCTTCCCTGGGTTGTGGACAGCGGATCAAGTGAAGGACGTGGCCAAGCGGATGAACTACGTCACCATCCAGGAAACGATGCAGAACATCAACGGTCGAGCAGTTCCCAAAGGCGATGCCTGGAACAAGATCATGGCCCAGTTGACCGAGTGGAAAGACGGGGAGAAATCGTACGGGAAGCTGGAGGCTTGGGGACCGAACGACGTGCTGGCCATTGACTCCTTCAGCCGATACTGTGACGCTCGCGTTTACCTAGAGTTAGTTCTCAATGCACGGGCAACAGAGGGACCTCAGCTGCAGGATTACTTCAAAGTGCAGAACCATATCGAGAGAACACTTGAACTCCTAGTCTCCAAAGCTGTCAATTGTCACGTCATCCTGATCTGCCATGTCGATTACATCGAGAAGGATGATAAGACCATTCGCGGAATGCCGCAGGCAGTTGGAAAGGCGCTGAGTCCGAAGATCGGGCAGCATTTTAATCACACGTTGCTAGCCCGGTCCCAGGGCCAAGGCTCTGGCAAGAAGCACAAAATCGTAACCCAGACCACCGGCCAGATTGATCTGAAAACCGCCGCGCCACTGAAAGTCAAGCCAGAGTATGATCTGGAGACTGGACTGGCGGAATACTTCCAGGCCGTCCTTGGCCGTGGGCCACTGCCAGCACCAGCCACTCCGCTCAAACCGTAAATTCCCTTTCCTCACTCAGCCGCTTGTGACTCCCTGGGGGTTGTACTTACTGTCACTTCTACTTCACTCAACTCAAACCAAAGGAACTACAATATGCCTGATTTCAGCGGACTGCTCAAGGCCCCGGCAGGGCAAGCCCCCAAGCCGAAGGCCCTCTACCCGGACAACTACCCGGCAGTTATTAAGGGTTGGGAAATCCTCCCGGCCCCTGCTGGCAAGAACTACTCTGCCATTATTCGGTTTCAGCTGGGAATCACCGGTTGGGGCGCGAATGTGCCGGAAGATGAGAAGACTGTCACCATGCCGACGGGTGTAGTCACCAGCATCGACCTGTCCAAGAAACAGCTCCGTCGGGATTTCTACGACTCGAGCCTGTTCCGTCTGGACGAACTGATCCGCAGCTGCGGTATCGAGCCGAACGGTCGAAGCTATGAGGAGGTCCTGCCCGAGTTGGTCGGGTCGCAGGTTATTGCCGAAGTGAAGCAGTACCTGAACCAGAACACCAACGAGTTCGGGAACGAGATCGGTAACTTGGTGGGCGAGGCTGGGGGCAAGTAGCCTCCATTCTGCTGACCAATCTGGGGAGGGAACCATGCCTCCCTCCCCAGACACTTTCCATCACCATCGCCATTCTGGGGGACACCAGTCCATGAAGCTACAGCAGTCAGTCTCTCTCATCGAGATCAGCAAGATTAAAGTCCTCCGCGACCAGCGCCAGCGCGAGCCGGGGAAGGAAGCCCTGGAGGTAGCCTGGCTGCAGAAGTCAATCGCACAGCACGGGCTGTTGAGTCCCATTCTGATCTCGGATGATTTTATCCTTCAGGCTGGAGAGCGTCGATTGACCGCCTGCCGAAATCTCGGCTGGGAGAAAATCCTCGCCAGGAAGATCAGTCAGCTCACCCCCGTCGAACAGCAACTAATCGAGTTCGTCGAGAACGCCCATCGGGAAGACCTCTGCTGGCAAGACACTGTCCGAGCGGTGGGGGGAATGCATAAGCTGCAGCTCCAACTCGACCCTGACTGGACCATGGGTGAGACCGCTGCCCAGTGCGCGATGGAACTCAGCCATGTCAGTTTGCTCATCTCGGTTTATAAAGAGATGGAGAACGAGCGAGTTGCAAGTGCAGGCACCGCGAGGGAAGCGTACAACATGCTCAAGCGCCGGGAGAACCGGAACGCGGGAGCGGAGCTGGAGGCCCTACTCTCTGGCGAGGACATCCCGGCAGAGACCGAGCCCGAGCAGGTGGCCACCGGGCTGAGCGAGGCTGATCAGGCGCGGGCGGTGGAGTTGAAAAAGCTAGGCGAGCCCCTGCCTCCAGAGCTTCGCGCACCGCCAGTCATTCGCCAGTCCAAGCCTGCGCCCAAACCTGACCCAGAGTCAATTCTCAACATCTCCTTCCTCGACTGGGCACCCCAGTACTCTGGCCCGAAGTTTAACTTTATCCATTGTGACTTTCCGTACGGGGTCGAGTTGTTCTCTGGCCCACAGGGCCGGGGAGCGGAACTGGGCCAGAACGGCAAGCTAGGTTACAAAGACAGCGTGGATGTGTACCAGACACTCATCAAGTCTCTCTGCACCAACCTCGACCGAGTGATGTCTGTCTCTGCCCACATGATGTTCTGGCTCTCCGCCGACTACCGAATTATCAGCAACACTGTCGCCCTTTTCAACGAACTTGCCCCGAGTCTCCAATTCGCGAAGTTTCCGCTCATTTGGTTCAAAAATGACAATGCTGGGATTGCATCAGACCCGAAGCGAGGAGCCCGCCATGTATACGAGGCCTGTCTGCTGGCATCCAGGGGCAACCGCAACATCGCCCGAGTCAAAGGCGATGCCTACTCCGCTCCGACGGATAAAAAACTCCACCCGAGCACGAAACCCGAACCTATGCTGCGGCACTTCATGGAAATGCTGGTGGATGACACCACCATTATGCTGGACCCCACCTGCGGCAGCGGTGCGAGTCTACGTGCGGCTGAAAGTCTCGGGGCGAGTCATGTCCTCGGGCTGGAGATCGATAAACAATATGTGGACCCGGCGCGGCTCGCGCTGAAGCAGGCCCGAATGAAACGGGCAGCGGAGAGAACCGGTGGGAGCCTCGGGCTGTGAGCGAGGGACCAAAGGTTGTCCCGTTGTTCGAGCATACAGCAACTGCGGCAGGACTGCCAGTTCAGCCAGATGTGATCGACGTGCTGGAGACTTTGCTGGAAGAAGCCCGGTCTGGCCGTATGGCTGGGATTATCTACATCGGGTTGGACTCTCAGGGGAACTACATGAACGGGACGAGGGGGAAGATTGTCTACACCGCAGCAGTCACTTCATTGGAAGAGCTGAAGCTCAGCATCATCAGCTCGAATGCGCATATGCTGTTGGCAGACAAATGATCCACCAAGCACGCCCGCCATTTGCCGCCACAGCAGGAAGCCAGACTCCGCGAATTGTCCTAGTCGGTGATGCCTGGGGCGAGACAGAAGACCAGTGCCACAAGCCATTCGCTGGAGAAAGCGGCAAAGAGCTGTTCCGAATGCTTGGAGAGGCCATGCCCAGCATTGCCCCGGAGCTTCATGCTGAAATCTGCACCCAGCACACCTACGGCGCGGCCTGGATTCGCCCCCGCGAGGAATGGCTTGCTGCCGCAGGCATCGCGATGACAAACGTGCTCGCCTTCCGACCACCTGGAAATAAACTGGAGGAACTCTGTGAGAAAAAAACCGAAGTCTCGCAACTCGCGGGCACGTTTCCGCCGCTTGCTAGAGGAAAATATCTACGAGGAGATTACCTCCCTGAGCTTGACCGGCTCTGGACTGAGCTTAACCATTGGCGACCAAACCTGGTTGTTGCCCTTGGAAATACTGCGTGCTGGGCTCTTCTCCGTGCCACGAATATCGGCTCCATTCGAGGAGCCATCACGAGTTCAGTTGAGCCCAGAGATGTTACGGTTGCAGGAGTTAACTCGGCAGTCGGTAGCAATTCTGGAGCAGAAAATGGAACTGTGCTGGACAAAGGACTCGGAGTTTGCCCTAGGAACTCAATGGCCAGCCAAGATCGGGGATACGCTCAGAATCAGACTTCCGAACGAATTCAGCCTTTCAAAGTCCTCCCAACCTACCATCCCAGCGGAGTCCTCCGCCAATGGGCCTGGAGACCGATTGTAGTCGCGGACTTGATGAAGGCGAATAGGGAGGCAGACTTTCCCGACATTCGCCGTCCCAGCCGTTCCATTCTCGTCTCCCCGACATTGGAGGAGATGGAGTCGTGGACAGACCAGACGCTCCAGCTCTTCGCCAAAGGCAAGATCGAATGGCTGGCACCTGACATCGAGACAGCGCAGGGCCAGATCACCTGCATCGGCTTCGCGAGGTCCCCGTCCGAAGCGATGGTCATCCCGTTCTGGGACCGGAGCAAGCCTGGGTATAACTTCTGGCCCGATCACCAGTCCGAGCGTCGGGCATGGAACGCGACAGCAGTGCTGCTTGAGTCCCCCATCCCCAAGATTTGGCAGAACGGGGTGTACGATCTGCAGTATCTGACAAAGTATGCTATCCAGCCAAGACAGAACTTGGCCGATACCATGCTGCTGCACCATTCTATCTTCCCTGAGATGCAGAAGGGACTAGGCTTTCTCGGCAGTATCTATACCAACGAAAGTTCCTGGAAGTTGATGCGCAAACGGAAGGCTGACACGGAGAAGAAAGATGAGTGAAGGGAGAGCCACTATGCGCCGAGTCATTGTAGAAAGTCCATACGCCGGGGAGATCGAGGCTAATGTTACCTACGCCAGACGCGCGCTTGCAGATTGTCTCGCTCTCGGCGAGGCACCGATTGCTAGCCATTTGCTGTATACTCAATCGGGAGTCCTGGATGATAGTAAGGCTAGTGAGAGGGAACTTGGAATTGCCGCCGGGTTGGCCTGGAGGAAGGTAGCAGAACTGCAGGTGTTTTATACTGACCGAGGGTGGAGTAAGGGAATGGTGGCAGCGCTGGAGCAAGCGATCCGCGAGAGCAGGCCGATTGAACTCCGCGCCTTGGACGGAGCTGTTCGCCTGCCTCTGACCAAGGACAAGGCTATGTTTGATTATCTCTGGGAACAAGTATTCGAGAGAGTATAATGCCGTACATTCAGACAGAGAGTTTGTTGCCTCACCAACTGTCAGCTGAGGTCCAGCACCAGGTCTACTGCGGATTGGACACCTGTGTCACCTTCGAGGTCCATTCGGAGCTGAACCGACTGTTCAACCAGCCGCCCCCAGTCTACTCATTCGAGCGCGCCCTGCAAGGCCCTTATCTGGAGATAATGCAACGTGGATTCGCTGTGGACCAGCTTGGTCGCCAGGTGGCTTCACGGGAGCTTGGAGCCCGGATCGACCAACTCAACTCCATCCTCAACGAGTATGCCCAGGCAGTCTGGGGCAAAGGACTCAACCCTCGCTCTCCCGCACAGCTCAAAGACTTCTTCTACCGCGCGCTCCAGCTGCCAGAAATCTGGATCAACCAAAAGGGGGAACGCAAGCTCTCCACAAATCGTGAAACCCTAGAAAAGCTCGAGGAGCGCTATCTCTATGCCCGACCATTCATTTCCTGCATCCTCACCATTCGCGATCTCTCCAAGCAGCGCGAAGTCTTTGAGACTGAAATTGACCCTGATGGACGATATAGGACAAGCTATAACATTGCTGGAACTGAAACTGGACGCCCCAGCAGCTCTTCCAACGCCTTCGGAACAGGCGGCAATGCGCAGAACATTAATCAGTGGCTGCGTTACGTTTTTGTCGCAGATGCTGGATACAAGCTCTGCGTCATAGATTTGGAGCAGGTAGAGGCCAGAGATGTCGGATGGTTTGAAGGAGTGCTGTTCAACGACTGGAAGTTCCTGAACGCCTGCGAAGGCGGCGATTTGCACACGACCAACTGCCGACTCATCTGGCCCGAGCTTCGCTGGACTGGCGATGCAAAGAAAGACCGAGAGATCGCTGACGGGCAGTTCTATCGCGAGTTCAGTTATCGCGATATGTCCAAACGTGGCGGGCATCTGAGTAACTACATGGGCACTGCCTGGACCATGGCTCGGAGTCTCAAAATTCCCCCCAAAGTGGCTGAGGAGTTCCAGCAACGCTATTGCAAGGGAGAGTCCTGTGCGTACCCGGCACACAGCCGGTACTGGCAATGGATTGCCGAGCAACTACAAACGACTAATAAGCTGGTTACACCGTTTGGACGTGAGCGGCATTTCTTCGGGCGACCGGGCGATGATACGACTCTTCGCGAGGCGATTGCCTTTCTCCCGCAGAGTACCACTGCCGACCGAATGAACTTGGGCCTTTGGAGAGTCTGGAAGAAAATGCCTCACGTCCAGTTGCTCGCTCAAACGTATGACTCAATCACGTTCCAGTATCGCGAGACTGAGAACGAGGACGACATTATCTCCGAGGCCCTCCAGCTCATCCGAGTGGAACTCGAGCACAAAGGACGGAAGTATGTCGTTCCAGGAGAAGCGAAAGTTGGCTGGAACTGGGGACCGGCAGTCGCAGTTGAGCCTCCTCGGCAAGATCGCGGGACTCGCAAGCAGTCCCGGCCAAATCCCGAGGGACTGCTCAAATGGAAACTTGGCCGCCCTGACACTCGCACTAGACTTACTGGATTCTCTCGCCCGATGCTCGGATAGAAAGTTATGGAAATCACAGACGAAATGGTAAAGCGTTTTCTCAGTGCGAGCACCCGTTTCTATACCGAAAAACAAGCGCCTTGCATTTACTATATCATCACTGATGAGTGGAAAGTAATCTCCCCAGAACAGGCAAAAAAGTTCCTAGACTTCATAATCAACTCCCCAAACACTTAACTTCTTCGTGCCTATTAACTACTGTTTGGGGGACCTGGCCTGTGGCCTGGAAAGATTTTATCGAGAATTGGATGGAGGTGACAGATGGTGTCAGCAGTCCTGATCAATTCCGGCTCTGGTCCGGGATCAGTCTGGTCGCGGGCGCGTGTGAGCGCCGAGTTTGGGCCAGAGCAGCCAGGGCCCAGACTTTTCCTAATCTGTACACCCTGCTCACCGCTGCTCCCGGTGTGGGGAAGCAAGTCATTTCATTGGCGGAGCAACTATGGAGCCAGACCACCGAGCCGGGGCAGAATATCAAAGCGTTCAAAGTCGCGCCCAGCCAGATGACGAAGGCATCGCTGGTGGACGTTATCGGGAAGAGCAAGCAGTTCAAGATGCTGAAAGGGGTGAATGTCAGCTATCACTCCCTTCTGATCGCGGCGGAGGAGTTCCAGGTGCTCCTCCCGACCTATGATGTGGAGTACATCGCGACGCTCAATACCATTTTCAACAACCCAGACGTTCCATACCAGGAACACCGCCGGACTGGCAGTGTCCGCGAGATCAGTATCGAGAACCCCCAACTCAACATACTTGGCGGCGTCCAGCCCAGCTATTTCGTCGCCACTTTCCCGGAGGAAGCCTGGGCCACCGGATTCGCGAGGCGGATTCTGATGATCTATGCAGCAGAAGGGAAGTTTCAAGACTTGTTCCAGGACGCGCAGGACCCACGAGACACTGGGGAATGGATTGTGCTCAGGGCACAACTCAGTCATATCAGCGCGATGTACGGGCAATGCTCCTGGGAACAGGCGGGTGCCGACATGCTGGCCAATTGGCATCGTGCGAAGGGTCCGCCAACGCCGACGCACAGCAAACTAGTCCACTACAATAACTCTCGGACCATGTTCGCGATTAAGCTCGCGATTGTGAGTGCTGTATCTCGGACTGGGGAGATCGTCATCAGTGAGTATGATGTCCGCCGAGCCCTGACTTGGCTACTCAAGGCTGAGGAGCGGATGCCAGATGTCTTCCGAGAAATGATCGGAAAGAGCGATAGTCAAATAATCGACGAACTGCACTACATGATGGTACAAGAGCAGTCAAAGAGCAAAGGCGCGCCTAAGGCGCTACCGACGAGTGCCCTCTGGGAGTTCCTGCGACAGCGAGTTCCCAGCGAAAAGATTGAGAAAATCATGTTGTCAGCGGAGCGGTCTGGCGTGATCGCCCATCCAGGTGGCGCTGCCGATCTCTGGCTGGCAAAGCCGATAACTGGCGTTCGTGGCGTCGAGTAATTAATTCAACTGAAAGGAAAAGACTAATGGCCAGCATTCCGAGACTTCCCATCGCAGACCAGACCTGGAATAACAAGTACAGGTTCACCAGTGGTCCGACTCCCGACAAATCCATCCAGGACACCTGGCGGCGAATCGCGACAGCACTGGCAACAGTCGAAGGTCCGCTCGCGCATATTTACGAGGACAAGTTCTACCAGGCGCTGAAGGATTTCAAGTTCCTTCCAGCGGGGAGGATTATCGCTGGCGCGGGGACTGGACGCAAAGTCACCCTACACAACTGCTTCGTCATGGGCACCATCGAGGATGATCTGGCAGGTATCTTCCAGGGACTCAAAGAGGCAGCTGTGACCATGCAAGCAGGGGGTGGGATCGGGTACGATTTCAGCACCCTTCGGCCCAAAGGTGCCCTAGTCGCTGGCGTTGATGCCGACGCCTCTGGCCCACTGTCCTTCATGGAAGTCTGGGACAGCATGTGCAGAACCATCATGTCTGCTGGCTCCCGCCGTGGCGCGATGATGGCGACCATGCGCTGCGATCACCCGGACATCGAGGACTTCATCGTCGCGAAACGGACCCCCGGTAGGCTCACCAATTTCAACCTGTCAGTCCTGGTGACTGACCCATTCATGGAGGCAGTGAAATCTAATGGCCCGTGGGACCTCCAGTTCAAAGGGAAAGTCTACCGAACTGTCCAAGCTCGCGAGCTTTGGGACCTCATCATTCGCACGACCTATGATGTTGCTGAACCAGGTGTTATCTTTATTGACCAGATCAACAAAAGGAACAATTTATATTACTGTGAGTCTATCGCCGCCACAAATCCCTGTGGAGAGCAACCGCTCCCACCCTACGGTACATGTCTGCTTGGATCAATCAATTTTGCCGCTCTTGTCAGGAAGCCGTTTACAGAAAATGCGCAACTCGACATCAAACTGATGAGGGAAACAATTGGGTCCGCTGTCCGAATGATGGACAATGTGGTAGAGGCGAGTAAGTACCCTGTCCCGCGCCAGCAGGAGGAAGCCACCAGCAAACGGCGGATTGGGCTGGGGGTGACAGGCCTCGCCGATGCCCTCGCAATGTGCGGGCTGGTCTATGGCAGCCCTCGCGCGGTCTCAGTCACGAAGGAGTGGATGAACGCTTTCCGCAATGCAGCGTATGGGACCAGCATCGAACTGGCAAAGGAGAAAGGCCCGTTCCCGCTGTTCGACGTACAGAAATACACAGCGAGTAAGACCATACTGGACCTGCCGAGGGAGTTGCAGATTGCCATTCAGGGCCACGGGATCAGGAACTCCCTAGTCACCTCCATCGCGCCGACCGGAACGATCTCCCTGTTCGCTGACAACATCAGCAGCGGTATTGAACCAATCTTCGCCCTGGAATACACCCGCAAGACCCTGCAACCAGATGGATCGCGGAAGGAGGAGACAATCACGGATTATGCTGTCCGGCTCTGGCGAAAGGTCAGCAACGGTCAGCCGCTCCCGCCAGTCTTCGTGACAGCGCAGGACCTCAAGGTTGAGGCACATCTCGCGATGCAAGCAGCGGTGCAGCAATATGTGGACAGCTCCATCTCCAAGACCATCAACGTCCCGGCTGACTACCCCTTCGACGATTTCAGCCAGATTTACCTGAAAGCCTACGAAATGGGCTGTAAAGGGTGCACGACGTACCGGCCAAGCGGGATTAGAGGGAGCGTGCTGGAAGTGGCTGGAGCCACGAAAGCTGAGCCAGCAGCAGTGCTGACCCGCGATACCAGTTTGCTGGTCCGTCCGTCAGAGTTACCCGGGACTACCGCCAGCATCAAATGGAACGACGACCCGACATACTATCTAACTGTCAATGAACTTGACGGTCAGCCATACGAAGTGTTCATCAATAGCAAGTCCACTGTCCACTCCCAATGGATCGCGGCAGTGACCAGACTCATGACTGGTATCTTCCGCAGGGGTGGAGATGTGGCATTCGTAGCCGAGCAACTCATGCAAGTGACTGATCCGAATGGCGGTGCCTGGATCGGGGGCAAGTACGTCCCCAGCCTAGTCGCCCTGATCGGTCAGAAGCTTCGGGATCAACTGCAGCGAATTGGAGTGAAGACTCCAGAACCGCCAATCGCTGTCCCCGAGCCAATCGGCAAGCCAGAATCTGGCGAAGGCCCCGCTGTCATGGCGCTGCTAGGGCGAGGCGAGGTCTGCCCCAAATGCTCCTCCCCCACCCTGATCCGAAAGGAAGGCTGCAAGACTTGCGATAGCTGCGGCTTCAGCTCCTGTGGGTAAGGTCGTTTAAACTTAACAGCAACAAAGAAGAAAACAAATGTCTATGCTGGATGTTTATGAAATCGAGTTAGTTGAAACAAAGCTGGCCTTTATCAAAGATGGATTTGACGAGGTTATTATCACAGTTGATTCATATGGTGAGGGTTTAGGTTATGTGGAAATAAGAAATTACTGTGATAAAGTTGGAACAGAAATCCCTTTCTGTGCATTACATGATTTAATTACTGTTCTGCAAAGAATAAACGAGGCAAGAATGGAAAAAGGAGCAAATTTGGAATCGTTGAATAGGAAATACTGAGTGGGAGTGTCTTGACAGGTGGGGAGGGAGACACTATATGTAGGGGGTGATGACGGGAAGAAGGTACTAGGGGTGGTAAGGGACGGGGCATATAATGGCCATGTGATGCCCTACCACCCTTTCCCCGGTACACCGACACCCGCCACTCCTTGAGTGCTAACCAATCCCACCCTGATCCCACCTTTGCAGAACAAACCCCGCAAGGCCCCAGCATGAGCCTCCCCATCATCCTAGCTCTAGCCCTACTAATAGCCCTGATTTTCCTGCTCTGCCAATTCTTCCAGTGGCAAGCAGATGCCTTGGCCGATCTTATTTCCCCGCCGGGATCGAAAGAGCGTTCTGCCCGGAAGTCGCGCCAGCGAGGGGGACGACGACTCTAGACGGACGCTCCATTAGAGCAGTCACCCCAGCTTTCAGTGCCTTTCCACCAAGGATTGCCCCGCCAAGTGCTGTTCCGACTCCCGGCATCAGATGGTTGATGCGCAGTGCATTCGCTATCGCAGGGCCTTCCATCGCAGCCAGGAGTGGCGCACCCCAGGCTCGGATAGTCCCAGCCAGAGACTGGGCAGAGTCAGGCTTTTCTGGAACCTTTGCCTGCGCCTCCGCGACTCGCTTTTTGGCCTCCCGCTCAGCCGCCCGTGCCGCTTCCATCTCACGAGACTTTGCAATTCTAGTCTCTTGCAGCTTTTTCGCGATCTTGAAGTTACCTGCCTGAGCCCCTTCATTAGCCGAGCTAACCATAGCAGCGTGAGCCTCAGTTTCTTCCGCCAGCTTTGCCTGAGTCCGTGCCTGCAGCTCTGCCCGCTCTTCCAGCATCCGGTCAAGCAGCTTCCCCGACACTTCTGAGTCCCCAGTTACCAGCGCGTCTTTGCTTTTCTGGGACAGACTAGTCCAGCCAGCTGAGCCTTGGGTCTTCAAATGCGCGGCAGCAAGTTCATTCAGCGAATCCGGGATTTCTTCTCTCAGAATCCGAAGTGTGGTAGAGTCAGTCGCGCCATCGGTGATCAGTTTCTTCGCCACCTGTCCCGGCTTGAGCCCTTCCTTCCCAGTCGTCGTGATTTCCGCCATCGGGCCGCTAGCGATGTCATACAACCTGCTCGTCTTGGTATTGTAATTGTTCCAGGTCTCCACTGCCGAAGGCGCAGTCAGCGGAGTACCAGACTCAGCCGCACGGAGAGCCCCATTCTGGTCTATCCTTCTCGCGACTTCGCTCAAGTCCTCGTGCAAAGCGCGGTAGATACCAGCGACCTGCTGTTGGCTCATCCCGCGAATGGTAGACGGATCAGCAAGCATATCGCCAATCATAGTTCTCAGAACTCTTCCATCCTTCCAAGTCGCGGTGGGAGAGTTCCCAGCCATTCCTAGCTCTTCCGCCGCTCCAGCTCTGGCATCCATCTTCGCCACAGCGTCGGAGAGCCTTTTCACCAGCTCTGGCCGAACTACATCCGCGACAGGCTGAAGGGTTCCCGCATTCTTGTTCAGCTCGCCCAGATAACCGCGCAGGTTCTTCAGTGTCAGCGGAGCGTCTTCGGGAATGACTGCTTCCAGTTCCTTTCCGAGCTTTTTCAACTGCCCTGGCATGGCTTTCAGCCACCCATTTCCCCCAGCCTGAAGGGCAACACCAGCATCCTCGTAGTCTGCCGCTTTGCCCAGCAAACTCCCAGTTCTCTTGAAAGAATCCTCTGTCGCCTGAGTTGCTTTTTGCAGAGTCTGTTCTCCAACCTTCTGCGTCGCAGCCAGACTCGCCTCACTATCCTTGATTATCTGATCCGCAGCCATTCGTGACTGGTGCTTGTCCAGCGTTGCTTGGTAGCCAAGTTGGAGATTATTGGACGCCTTGTTAGCGCGGAGTTTTTCTGCATTCTCAATCGCTTGCGATAGTCCTTGTTGCGCGTCGTTCAGCTCCTTCGTCGCATCGCGAAGATCAAGCTTTACCTTCACCGCTCCGCCACCCCAGCCACCAAGGATACTTCCAACAATTCCTCCAGCGATGGGGGCAATTTTAGAGTTTGGGAATACGTCATGCGCGCCCTGGGCCAAGAAAGCCCCGCCAAGCGTCGCAGTAAGCGCGGGCAACGCAGCCGTCCCAGTCATCATCAACTGGGGAATCTGCGGCAGCGCGGCAACACCAACAACTTCATACCTTTCTCTCGCTGACTGCGGTGTCAAATCCGGTCGATTTTCCAGCCCCAGTCCCGTCACCTTCGCGATGTCCGCTCCACTCGGCGGAGGAGCGTTGTACCAGTTTTTGAAAGTCTCCGGCAGATTAGTGTCGAGGAAATCGCTCAGCCCGTTCGCGTTCTTTTTCAGATTCTTCGGATTGCCTGCCTGGAAAGATTCCGGCAGCATAGAGTTAATATCCCCCCGTTGAGTGATAAGATGCTGTGTTCCAGTCGCGAGCGCTTCCAGCGGAAGCTGAACTTCCCGCTTCCAGCCAGTCAGCTGCTTCACCGGACCTTCGGCAGCCTTCGGCTGGCCTGGCTCAGCACTGAAGAACTTCGCATACTCTTCATCGCTATGCGGTGCAGGCTCTTCCACTGGAGCAGAGAAGAACTTAGCATAGTCATTATCTGAGTATTTGTCCTTTTCCTCAGCCATGGTACTAATCCTCCAACTTCAGCTTCTTTTCTTTGGCAATTTGCATCGCTTGCTCCGGGGTAAGCAAACCCTTGTTCATTTGCTCGCGAAGCATTTTCGCGCTTTCAAAACCATTCTGAGTCATGCCAAAACCTTTGAGCACCGGATCGGTGTAGTTTGACATTGGATGGAGTCGCGCGAACTCAGCCTCTGCTCCGCGAAGGTCATCGTGATGCTTTGCTGCCCACTCGTTATTAAACTTCCACTCAGCCATGCTTCGCTGAGTGGCAGCGCGGAGCAGAGCTGTCACCAGCTTACCACCCAGATAAGTATTGTTGATAGTCGGGACTGCAGAGGTCGCGTTTTTAATAGTTTCAGCAGCTTCTCGTTGATTGCCATACATCTGGTTGACAAGCGAGCCAACCATTCGCTGGGTGTCTTTCATCGCGTCTTCACCAGCTGCCAGAGCCGTAGGCGCGAAAACGGGGCCTCCACCAAACACCGCTGATGTAGCGTTTATGATCTTACCAATCGCCAGTCTTTGCTCTCCGCCAGCACCAGGAGTCAAGAATCCGCCCTCTTTCTGCATCGTGTCAAAGTTCGCGTCCATCTCAGCAAGATTGCCCAGCGCCGCCTGACCGTGCTCCATGGCTTTCGAGTCGGTGAACTTTTTCATCAAGTCGGTAGAACGCTGTTCTGACTGAGGATTGGCCGGGCCTCCAGACATATTCTTAGGTTCTTTGACAGCAGGGATTTTGTATCCTTTAGGATACAGTGGTGTGCCATCACCAGCGTCTTCAGCGGAAAATTCATTGCCAGTAACAGATTCAGCACTCTTGGCAGCCTTTGGCGAAGGCATCGCGAGAGGATTAGCACCAGCACTCGCTGCTGGCGTAGGAGACAGTGCATTACCACCACCAGTAAGCCTACCAGTATTAACTGGCATACCTCTTGGGTCAGTAACTGAAGGCGGCAAGTCCTTCGGCATGAGAGAACCAATGAAGTTGGTCTGTCCAGGAGTCCCACCCAGTCGAGTCGGGATTGTTGGACTTGTGACAGCTGACTGAACCCCCGGCCCGCGATCAATAAGGCTGGAAGTTCCATGCAGCTTCGCGATGGTGTCCATAGCACCAGCACCGACACCGACCGCTGAAATTCTCTGCAGTCTTTCTTGCTCGTCTTTTGCAGGATCGCCAGACAGTCCATCGTTGGTGTAGGTGTTCCAGCGATCTATTGATGCCATTGCTGCTTTCCTGACCTCAGGACTCATGATAGTGCTGACCAAAGCGTCAGCGGAAGCCTTAGCATAGTCTTTGTGAACAACAGCACCAGCCATGCTGTCCAAGAACTTCCCAGTTGTATCATTTGCCTGCTTGCTGACATTCCCTTGCCAAGCGAGCAGTGAGTCCCTACCCTCTGCAACTGAGTTGGCAATCTCTGGAAACATCGCGATTTCAGGGACTTTGTTAATAGCGGCAATGCCATCAGCCAGACTCGGCGCAGCGGCGATGATCGTCCCCGCTTGTTGCTGGGCCTTGAACTTGGCCTGTATGAAGCGGGCCTCGGTCAGCTTTTTCTGGACCTCGCCAATTGACCCGAGCAGTTCCATCGGATTGGTCGGAGCAGCGGGAGGCTTCACCCCCAGGGAGATCGTCGGGTCAAGTGGCATCAGGCATTCCCCTGTACAGGCATTTCAGCGAAGCGCTTGCGCGCGAAGTGTTCCTCAGCGCCGTGTGATAGCATCGACTGGAATGCAGCCATGCCGAGGGAGTACCTCGCGGCGACGAGGGCCTTCTCTGCCTGGGCTTCTTTCGGAGCCAGTTCCTGCGACTGCTGCGCGACCCATTGTTGCAGCTGAGCCGATTGCTCTGGCATATCAGCAAGGAGCCCAGCCAGCCTGACTGCCGGGATTCCCCCAGCGACCATATCACCAGCCACATCGATGACAGCATCAGCAGTAATTGTATCACCCAGCGCCGCCAGTTTATCCCAGCCGTTCCGCATGACTTGGAGAGCCCCGACAGCCTGTTTCATCTTACCATATTGCTGGGCCATTTTATCCTCCTGCGAGGTGAAGTACTTCTGCATATCACCGAGGCCAGGAGGAGCCATCGCCAGCGGGGGAGTAGCCCCTGGGGGGCTTGCCTGCGGAGCACTCGACGTGCTGCCAGGCTGCACAGCCTTGTCGTCATCCGGGCTTGCCGCTGGTAGTTGCCCCGCGCCGGGGGCCAGCATATTATTGCTCATCGGAACAATCCTGACAGTTTCGGATCAATTTGATTGGTATATGGACTGTTAGAATTTATAGACAAATTATTCCCATTTTGGCTTAATAGTGCTGCACTCACGCCAGCATTGCCAATCGAGTTCGCAACATTGGTCAGTGCCCCAGTCTGTGCATTCGCCGCGCCGACGATTCCAGCGGCCTGGGCAGCGGCACCAGAGGTTAGCGTGTTGGCAATGTTCCCACCAGTCGTCGCTCCAATCACACCCGTCTGCGCGCCAGCATTCTCACCAAGCGAGAGCAAATTGTTCGCAGCCCTGACTCGCTGCTCGTAGGTATTCTGCGCTCCAGTCAGCTTTGTGCTGTACTGATTAAGCGCCTGTGTCGCACCCTGGCCCCAGGTGTTGTAGGCCAGATTCCCAGCGATGTTGTAGGAATTAAGCGCGTTGGAGGAGAGGTTGGAGTAAGTGTTCTGCGCGTTGGTGGCCTGCCCAGTGTACGCGTTGTAAGTATTCGTAAACTCGTTGTTGTAGCCAGAGAGATAGTCTTGGAGCCTTTGCTCATAAGTCTGATTCGACAGCCCAGTAGCATAATCCGCTGCTCCGCGCATGGCAGCGCCAGAGCTACCGAGCCCCTTCGCGGCAAAGCCATTTTGCACAGCTTTCAGACCTTGATCGCGAGTGAACTGGTAGCCGGGAGTTGCCTCCAGCGCTGCCTGGATCGCCTTTGGATCGAAGGTCCCGTCTTTGCCCACTCCCAGCAGGGCCTCGTACTTCTTCAGCAGATTGTTCTCCGTCCCGCCACCAGGGACGAAGGAGCGAAGCGCAGTGAGGCTCGCGTCAGGAGTGGCAGAGCCACCAGCGGTGAAGTTTCGTAGTGCGGAGAGACTCGCATCTGGTGTCGCGGAGTTCCCAGAGAAGCTCTCCAGATTCTTCAACAGAGCATTCGGGGAATTGTTTGCCCCAGGGACAAAGCTGTTGGCTGCTGTCATCAAAGAGTTCGGGTCGATTGCCCCCGGAGTCAGCGAGCGAAGGATGTTCTCCTCAGCGGAGCTGTAGCTCCCTGGCATGAACTTGTTGACAGCAGCAAGCGAATTGTCAGGAGTGGCCCCCAGCTGTGTCGGGGCGTTCTTCGTCACCGAGCCTTCCGGCGGAGTCTGGGAGACAGAGACAGACCCATCCTCATTCTGAGTTACATACCCGGTCCCCTCGACGAAACTCGTGTTCGCGGGCAGATTGATCGTGTCCGCATTCGGAACGGACACTCCACCGTTCAGCAGCCCCGCGTAGTTGGCCAGTCCGGCGGTGCCCGCAGTCACGAATGGACGCAGGTCATTTCGAGTCGTATTATACATATCGCGCTGAACATCAGCCGAATACCGTGCGGCATCTGCCTGCATCTGCGCGCTCTGCTGCGCCGCATTCGCAGCCTTGTTCCCGCCGATGATACTTGCCCCGGCTCCAAGTATCGCCGAGCCAATGATCGCTGTTGCAATCCAAGCCATTAGATTTCCTTAGCCAAGTCAGAGTAATCAGGAGCGATTAGTTGAACTTCAAGCTTGTCCAAATCTGTCTCCTCAGTCCCATGGACATTGTACCAGATCAGGTCTTCGATAGCGTATATCACTCGCTTGATCCCTGGTGGAGAGACAAAGAACAGCGGCGCAACAATGTCCTTCCTCCCGCCCTCGTCGAAGACAACACAGGCACCAGAGAGGATGAAGTTAAAGCAAGCTCGGCGGTGAATTTTCCCCACTAGGAGAGTCCCCGCTGGCGCTCTCATCCCGCGAGCATACGCGCCCTGGATGAACTCGTGGTGGAGCGGGATTTCATCGCGCAGTTCAGTTGTCAGTCCAGTACCTATTGCCTCTCCGAGCAGTTGCTCGACTGCCACAATCACCTCATGGGGGATTGGGAACTCAGTTAGCTGTGATATCGGTGCGATGTCGAGCATAGGACTGGGGTAACTCTATTCTGGTTGGAAGTCAAGTGGGAGCGGGGAGGGAATGGAATCCATGGGAGGAGAACCTTACACCACCGGACCTACATAACCATAGCTCTGCCCAGTCACCTGATCCAGCACCTGGATGTAGTGGAAGCCCAGGTGAGTATTCATGATCAGCGCCACTGACACTGGACCAAGACTCGCGTCTTGATTCTGCCCGACCGCAATATTGGGCGTACCCAGTCCACAGCCCTTCCACAGATTGTTGAGAAACCTGTACCAGGTTATACTCACCGTCCCATCTGGGTTTAAGAACGGAATGTCCAGTGAAGGCATTCCCTGCTGTTGCCCCGCGCCATCAGCCATAGCAGTGTTCCTTTATTGGTTAAGTACTGTTCCCTCGACCCAGGCCCCATTCAGGGCAACCTTGCCGGGGAAAGTCCAGGAGAGTTCATACACCCGATCCATCGCCATGCCCAGCGCCCGAGCGTCAGGTCGAGTGCCATACTCGCCCTGTTTACCAGCCACCAGTGTGGTCTTCCCACTCCAGGTCTTGCCACGGTCATCGGAGTACTGGAGGGAGAACACGGGCGAGACTCCAGCGGCGACATTCCCCAGATCAGCGTCGATAGCGAAGCGTTCGTGCTTCACCAGATGCCCGTTGGAGAGAGTCGGCTGCCCGCTGTTCGGGTCCTTGCCCATCATCAGGTGGGGGAACGTCCGGATATAGCTGATTGGGTAGCTCTGACTAGTCGTCGTCCCAAAGTTGATTGTCTGAATCGTGTCGGTGTAGGTGGAATGGGACTGCTCATAGATTGTCCCGTTCTCCCAGTCCAGGCAGACATTCTTTCCATAGAGAAACGCGCCGAACGCCCCCCGATCCCGATTGAGTGTCCCGTCTGAGTCCGTCCAAGCGCGCTGTGACCAGCCGTCATTCGGTTCACCGACAGACTCGTCCCAGACCCAGGTCTGATTCGCCGTCGGGAAGGAGAGGACATAGTACATATGTCCCGCGACTTGGTAGCAGTATGCCACAGCGTCAGAGAGCGTGGACATCTGGCTCATCGCGTATTCGATAGCGAAGTTGGAAATCCGTTTGATATCATTCCCTCTCGCGCGCATGACATATCCCTGGCCTTGCAAGTCCTGCGAGAGAAAGTATATGTTAACATCCGCGCAGCAGATGCTGAACTTCGCGACCATTCCGTGCTCGACAGAGGTCCCCGGCTGCCTCGCAAATGGGAAGGCAGCGGCACCAGAGTTATACCACATTTCCCCTTTCAGCTGCCCGTAGAGGAACAAGTTTGAGTTGGCAACGATCAACCCCTGAATCGGATCGGGCCAGGTAGTCTTGCTGGCAAAGTATGTCGCGTCGAGAGGCTCAATCTGGTTTGACAGCGTGCAACCGAACTGGTTTGTCCCTGGTACGTTCCAGATAATGTAAGAGTCATTGTACGTGAGCAAGTCCGCTCCGGTCCAAGACAGATCAGTCATCGCGACAGCACTTGCGGCAGTCGCCTGGTTCAGATCGACATAGAACCCACCGCCGACCTGGGTCACAGTTCCAGCCACCAGATGAGCCGCGCTTGGGGTGCCGACACTTGCAGCGAGAGTATACCCGACTCCGGCAGCCCCAGTCTCCAGATAAACAATCTGGAGCACTCCAACAATGCTGGAGTACGTCGCGACAGTCAGCAGTGGGTTGGTACTCGCAAGCAGGGCGAGACGCAGGGTCGTGATGGTGATCGCAGTCGTTCCACCAATAAGCACATCAGTCGGGTTCACTGGCACAGTCTTAAAAGTCCAGACAACCCCGTTCAGGGTGACAGTGTCACCATTGCTCGGGTTCGCGGCGAAGGTAACAGTCCCAGATACTCCCCCTGCCCCCAGCACGCCATCGACAATCATCAACTGAATACCGTTGTCCACCATTGAGACTGGATTGGTTTCATTAGACCAGGCAGAAATGATAGAGCCCAGAGATGTCAGTGTCCAGGTGGGAGAGATATAATACAGCGCCGATCCGATTACAGCGTAGCCGTCGCCATTGCTCGCCCGGTAGATTCCGCGACCGGCAGCAGGAGCAGATGGAGAGACCAGCGGGACAAGTCCTGGTCGCTGGTAGTGGGTCATTTTGGTGGGGGAGTCAGATCTGTTCGGCTCGGGAAAGAGATTGATGCATCTCTGTCCGTTCGCGACAATGCTGCGCGCGGAGTAACTACCGCCGATGAGGGGAAGGACTTGCACCAGATTTCAACCTAGCAAAGGGTGTACTCAAAAAAAGGAGGGGACATTGCTGCCCCCTCCCAGTTGGTCCTCAGTAGAAACTACTGTTAGTAAAGGCTGACCTGCGGACCCAGGTTCGCGGTGAACGTAGTCGCGATGGAGCTGATCGCGGGCAAAGTTCCCGCCGTGCCAGTCTGCGAGCCAGTCGGAACACCCCAGATCGGAGTGTTGATCGACTTGAAGTTTGCGGTCGTGCCGTTGCTCTGCAACCCGATGTAGTAGTTACCAGAGGTCAGCGTCACCGGACCAATGGTGCTGCCATCAGTCGCATACAACGGGAACTGCTGAATGGTCAGCGCCGTACTGGCGGTCACACCCGCAGTGATGCTTCGGGCGACGAGCACGCCAGCAGAGTTCCAGACACCTACGTGCCAGGTGTCAGTACCACCCGTGCTCCCGACCGGGACGTTGACGCCAGTGATGCTGAACGACTGCGTACTCGCGGCAGAGCCTCTCGGCGTCGGGGTATAGGTGTTGCCGATCTGGTACTGGGTGTAGTAGATCGTTCCAGCAACCATGGTCTTGTTCAGACTGTTCAGCATGGTGGTCATCACCAGCGCGAGCTTGTACAGTTGGAACGAGGTAGAGATCGGGTTCACACCAGTGGTCGATGAACCATCGGCGTTGAACAGCTCGAGGCCGTTGAACGTGGCAACATTGGGCAAGCCATTGTCAATAAAGCCAGGCATTGAGGTAGTTCCTTTTCAGAGAGAAAGATTGATGGAGAGGACGAGGACGAGACTACGGCGAGACACCAGAGCCAATGGACTGGACTGTCGCGGCGGTCGCGGAGGTAAATGTGATAGTGTATTCCCTCCAGACGTTCGTCGCGATAGTCGCAGTGCCAGTGATGGTGACTGTCGTACCAGCATCAGCTGTCAGCGTCAGTGTACCAGCACCAGTGTTCACCACACGGAAGATAGTCACCAGGCCAACATACGCTCCAGTAATTGCAGCGTAGAGAGTCGCTGCAGTCGGAAAGGTTTGCGCGCCAGGAGTCGCTCCCGTGTTCTGCCAGATGCAATGTTCCGCGCCGACAATACTGGCCGCCGGGATCGTCCCCGCCGTCAGTGCTGCCGTCGTGAACTTCGCGGGCGCGAGGCCCATCGCTTGCTGGAACGCGTTGTTCAGGTCTTGTCCATCAATGAGCCGAGGCCCAGGGATGAAAGTTGTAGTTACAATCATGAGCAGTTATCCATTTTTACTGGACCTCCGTGGTCGGTGAAGATTTAGGACCCAGGGTCAGTGACCAGCCACCCTGCGGAACAGCCCCAACGGGGCGGGGATTAGTAATTTTGGTCCGAGAAGATATTGTAGACTCCCGGTCGAGTTAGCTGCGCAGGCATCACCAGACTCGCAATCTGGGTATTCGGACCCCGAACGACTGCGAGGGCATCGTTTGCCAGCCCAGGCAGCGGGTCCCCAGGGAACGTCGGAATCTGGAACGTCGGGCGCAGTCTAATCGCCAGGTTGTACATAATCGCCGCATAGTATTCCTCCGGCAGGTTAATCGCCGTCGCGTAGCTCGCGAACTGGGTCTGGAGCGGTTGCTTGACTGTCAGATTGATCGAGTACTGACCCGAGTTCGGCACCGGATTGCAGAAGACGTTGCCCAGGGGAAAGTCAGAGTCGAGGAAAACTGTCCCGGAGAACCCTTGGAGAGTCTTCAGCCCGATCTTGTCATAGTCCTCATGGGCCTGGAGAATCCGCAGCGGGTAGTCTACTTGGTTTGAGCCCGAGACTTGGATTTGGCGGAGGAACGCGGACTCGACCTTGGCCGGACGCTGGGAGCCAGACACGGTGGCGATACTTGTGACCTTGGTCCAGGTCGGAAAGCCGAGGACTGCATTAAACCCAGTTCCGGTAGAGGAATTGATGCTCCAGGTGTTCGGAAGCGGGCCAGGATAACTCGTCGCGTTGTCCAGCCCGGAAGTCAGTGTCGTTCCGGACACAGTGGCTGTGCTGGCAGCGAGAGTAAAGCTGTTCCCGAGCGTTCCCGTCGTGTCGAACAGAACCTGAAGCTTCAACGTCGTCGCGGCCAGCGTTCCAGTTACGGAATAGCTCGCGGTGGAGATTACAGCATTCGTACTCGCGTTTAGGTCCGTGACCAACTGCGCGAGCGTCAAGTCCGCAGTTGCCTGGATATTCGTCTGGTTCCCAGTTGCGCCAGCGGCGACAAAGGTCCAGGTAGTTCCATTGAGGGTGATCGTCTCGCTGGCGATTGGATTCGCGAAGAACTGGATGCTCCCGATCGCCGCTACGTCAGTCTGGATACTCGTAATCCCGCCAGAGCTGTCAGCGGTAAGCACCTGCACGAGTTGGGCAGTTGTCGGATTCCCAGAGGCTGGGTTGGCCGCTAGCGTCAGAATGTCCCCAGGAGCATACCCAGAGCCTTCGCTCCCGGAGAGCACCCCAAGCTCGGTGAGTTGCCAGGCAGATGCCTGGTTCGTGTTAATCTCTCCCCCAGGACCGAAGGTATAGCTGGTCGCGCCAGTGGAGACAATAGTATAAGTCACCAGGTGGTAAACCAGCCACCGCTTCTGCTGCCACTGTTGCAGCATGAACTGGAGCCGCGCCCAGGCCTTGGACATGTCCTCGCCGGAGGCTGTCTGTCCAGTCCCAAGCCGCCCGCATTCCTGCATCGCAGCGGTGCAGAGATCGCCAAGGGTGATATTGTTTGGGTCCAGGACAGACAGGGGGAGTACTCCTTAAGCAGCAGTTGCAGTGGCAGTCGCAGGCTTCGCAACAGCACCAGCGACTGGTTTGGCTTTCTCGGACTGGAGCTTGGCAATTTCAGCCTCCAGTTCTTTCACCCGATCAGCCTGGATCATCGGAACACTCGCGAGGAGCAGTTCTTTCTCCTCGTCCGAGATGTTCGGGTTGGAGGAGATGATCTGGTTCACCCGCGCGCGGATCGCACCAGCTGCCTGCACATGCCAACCCTTGGCAACAGCAGCTTTCTCCTCCGCCTCGTTCTCGACAGTCATGTAGATCAACTCACGCTGCTCTCCAACGATCATCCGACCGCCAGCTTTATCCACCTCAACTGTCCCTGGGACAGTGATCCTCTGCTCCCCCTTTGGATGATAGAGCATCTTCGGATACTGCACTGGCCCTTTGTAGAGAGTGTGCCCATCAGTCGGATCGCGAGAGAATGCGTTCGCAGGATTGGTGTCGAAGACCCCTTTCTCCTGCATCGCATCGTAGATTGTGAACTTTACTTTTCGAGACATTGGTAGTGCTCCAGGTTACGGGGGCATGGACCCCCTGGTTGAGGGCTAGCGTCCGTAAAAATTCTGACCCGGCGCGGTCGCGTAGTCAGGGGCAGAGTATCCAGTCGCCGCACCCTCGCCTCGGACAGCAGTCATTGGTGGATTCGATGGACTGGAAACCATGCCAGCGCGTTGCCTTGCTGCCGCGTCTTGAATCTGTGCTCCAACCTGTGCCATCCCACCGACGCCAGCTTGACCGCCCAGCGGCGTCCTCGGAGTGCCACCCAGGAATCCTCCTGGCAGCTGCTGTAGTGCACTCGGCTGCCCGCCACCAAAGCCGTCAGCAGTCCTACCAATAATCCCCATCGGCATAGTGCCAGTATCACCACCTATCTGCTGTCCGACAGGGAACGGACCAGAGTTGGACTTGCTTATATTATCAGGCATAGGCGGCGCGACGTATCCCCATTCTCCCGGCCCTTTTACACCTACCGAAGGCCCGCCCGTTTCGCGTGTAGTAAATGGAGGCTCGCCCGTTGCGCGCATATTGACAGTCTGTAGTGGCCCAATCCCACCCGGAGAAGGATTAGACTGGTTCATCGGACCAGAGGAGACACTTCCCATCGGATCGGGCTTGCCATAGTCAGGCATCATCGGATTCATCGCCATCAGGTCATTCCTTTGCTATTGTTAAAACTAGCTCACTCTCTTCGTCATCGCCTCGAACTTGCTCGTCATCGGAGCCTTCGGGGCAGTCACCAGCTTGCTCGCATCAGCAATCGACAGCGGCAGTGACATCTGCAGGTCTTTCAGCTCTTGCAGTTCCCCCAGTGTCCCCCTCGGGGCGATTTCAAAATTATAACCCTGACTCGCCAAAAATGCGAGTCCATCCTCTACTCCCTGCGCCGCGCGAATTGCCAGCGTCGCTGGTTGCGGCCTAGTATTCATCAGCTCTGTAATCGCGATCTTCATTTCTGTCCAGGTGGTCATGACCGGTTCCTCTTGCATGGGGTTTCTACTAGAGGCAGAAAGACCCGGAGAATATTTCTGCTCTCCGGGTCTGTCCGCTCAGCTAGGTGGGGTTGCGGGGACTAGCTAAACGATGTCAGCAACGACCACAGCCCACTCCGGGCGAATCCAGAGATAGCCGTAGAGGACATCGAGGCGGGTGATCAGCTGGTCAGTACCGATGAAGTAGTCAGTAACCATCCGCATGGACACGCCATCGAACTGCTCACGGGCGACTTCATGCACACTCTTGGGCATTTCCAGATCGGCAGTCGCGAGGGTGACTGCCTCCGGCGCGTAAGCGAAGTTTTTCCGATAAACAGCACTGGCAGCCAGGGTGTTCGTCTGGTTGATCAGCGCGCCGTTCGCGGGACTCGCCACGACAGTCTGGTACTGGACCTGATTACCGCCGGAGGCCGGAACAATCGCCGGGTAGATCGGAATGCTCGTGCTACCCGCAGCCACATTCGCCGTGACAGCGAACTGGCGAAGTTCACCAGTCGTCTGCTTGGTGATGCGGTTGACCGAGGTCACGCCAGCAATGGTGATAATATCACCGATGTTGAATGTACCTGAGGTCGCAGTGACAGTAATGCTCAGCCCGGTTTGACTCGCGCCGTTTACACTGTTCGCACCCTGCGCCGCAGTACCATTGGTGTGCGTGATCGTCGTCTGGTCTTTCATCCAGATGAAACCCAGCGCGTCGTACATCCGGCCAGTCACATACTGGCGGGAGATACTCGGAGCAGGATTCAGCAAACCACTGAGGGCTGCCACAACGCGAGCCTCAGTACGCGGGGAGTTAACAATCTTACGATTGGCAATCGGGGACGAGTTGATGTCGAGCGAAGCACCGGCATTCAGGTACGTGCTGGCGATCGGGCTGAGGATGACGTTGTTGACATCCTGGTTCGCGACGAAGTTACAGATGCCGCCCTCGGAGCCAGACATGATGTCCACAGCGACCGCACCCGTCAGATTGTTCACCATCGGGGCGAGCACACGGCGAGAGTAGTCATCCAGCTGCATCGTGCGCTGCTGGGTCGAGTAGCTCACATCGACGTGTTTCTGAGTCGCGAGGACGAGGGTGGTGCTCTGTTCCGTCGTGTCCTGCACCTGCAAGCTCGGCCCAGTCGCGACGGTAAAGTCGCTCGGCAGCCGGATACGAAGCGAGTCACCGATCTTGGCCCCGCCCTGAGCAAAGCTCTCATCATACTGCATATCCACGTTCTGAATGAACGCGTTGGAGTTCTTCCAGAGGCGCACGGCCTCTCGAGTAATCATGTCGATTGTAAGAAGCGAATTTGCCATTGTTCGTGGGCCTCCTGAGCCCTATGTTATTGCAGTGACCGGCCTCCAGCCGGTCTGGGTTCGAGTTGCCCAAGCTCAATGGTAGGGCAGGCAGGGCAGCAGTCCAGGCCAAGACTGGGGCAGGTTTACGGGCCTGCCTCCCGAGCATCAGGTAACTCCGTGCCTGAAGTCACGAACACCAGGAAGCGGGCCTGGGACCCAGCCCTTGCGGGCTTAACGACCGTATCCGTGAGGAACTTTATCCCGTTCAAGTGGAGCACTGTAGTCTTCGTCAGGAAGTTCGCGATGAGGACCGACGGCTTCTCGAGTATATTCACTGCGTTTGTCAGCCTCGCTACGTTCGTGTGCCTGAGTCTCTTTGCTCACAAAGCCGCGACCAACTCCACGCTTAGAGTCGTGGTGAGTCATCGAGCCTTCAGAAACCTTCCCGTTAGCATGGCGAACTCGCATTATTGAATCCCTCTCTCAGCAGCTTGTTTCTCTCTCTCTGCCATCCACTGACCAATTGGCAACTTCGCGCCATTGACAGCATCGTCAGGCTTGATCCCGTCGTAGTGGAGTCCTCGGCTCGACACTGCAGTGATCGGCCTCGGCGCGCCGCTCGGGTCCGGCTCAGTCGGAGCCTGCCCCAGCTTATCCGCTTTCCGGGTCAACTCGACCGCTCGCTTGGTAGGGCTCATTTCCATCAGCTTCCGAAACTCGCCCGGATTCTCGGTCAGGGAGTAAAGCAGCTTATGCGAGTTCCCTTCCGCCGCTTCAAACGTCGCGGCCAGGACATCGTTGTACGCTTGCACCTCTGCCATGTCGGCATTATTCACAACAGTTCGGACACCAGCCAGCCTGGTTCCAAAGTCTGTAAACTCCTTCGATCCAGCTGCCGCGACTTCGTTACATTGCTTATTCCAGCTATCAATCCGAACCATTTCAGCGGCAGTATCGGCAACCCTCTGGTTGAACGAGGCCTCGGACTCACCAGGGGCCTGGGAGGGAGTCGGGGGAGGAGTAACTGCCGCGACCGGCGGGTGCTTTTTCTTCTCCTCATTGAGCTTGAACGTCAGCTCAGCAATTCGTTTGTCACGCCAGTCCTCAGCAGGAGTCGGGGCAGGAGTGGGAGCAGCGGCAGCAGCCGGGTCCGGGGTAGGTGCTGGCGTCGGAGCAGGAGTCGCTGCCACTGCTGGTTCTGGAGTCGGCGCAGATGTCCCTGCCGGTTCGTCCGGGGAGTAGAACTTAGTCTGACCGAGGAATCGCTCTCTGAGGTGCATGACGCCTCCTATTTCGGGGTTGCTAGGGTTCCAGCGATGGTCGCTGGGTTGGCTCGTCCCCGGACAAGTGTCTGATCCAGGGCCAGTATCTCTACTATCTCATCCTTGAGCTTCTCGTCAATGGGCTGGGAGAGGAGTAGGCCTAGGGTGGTACGAGCCACCGGGATGTACAGTCCCCATTTTTTGTTGACCCAGGCTTGCTCCAGGCGCTTCGCATTCAGGCCGGGGTGAATTTTCTTCCAGAGTTGGTAGGTCAAATTGCTGCTCGCCATGAGTTCAGCATAGCTAGCCCTGGCCGCTTCCTTCGCCACCTTCGCGATTTGTTTATGGCAGTGTGCGCTAGATTGTGCCATCTCAGCTCCCTCCAGTCGAGCCTTGCCCGACTTCGCTGTTTGCGATTTGAACAATACTTGTCTGGAGACTCTGCATCTCCAGGTCCTTGAGCAGCGCCTTGACACCTTCTGGATTCAGCCCCAGGTAGTCCTTCAGCGCGACCATCCGCTTTGTCTCTGCGTCGAAGACCTGTACATCCCGCAGCTCTTCCTTGCTGAGCATCTTGATCTTCTGCTCGCCTTGCTTTTGCAGCGACTTCGTAAGCGCGTCTTGCAACGCCGCGACTTGCTGTTGCAGTTCCTGCTCCTTCTGGCTCGGACCGAAGCCCAGGGCCTGCGGGGGAACCATCCGTTTCAGCCTCCGTGCGGCCTCGCTCGCCTCCGGGAAGTCCATAGCAGAGAGCAACAGGTCCGCAATGATCGGAGACAGTTCCTTGCTCTGCGTCAGCAACAGTGTCATCGCCTGCACCGTCTGCTCCTTCCTCGTCCCGTACGCCGGTCCCACATCCGCCTGCACATCATGCTCCCCAACAGTCGGATTTAGCACCCGCGAGATAATCTGGTTGTCCTTGTCCAGTTGCTGTTGGTAGGCGCTCTTCGCGTTCGGGTCGAGCTGCAGGTCGAAGTCCTCGCCATTGTCAAGCTGAAGCTTGAGCAGTCGTGGCCGGTCGTAGATTATCGGGAACACGTCCAGGTAGATTTTTCCCGTGAACCTCAGCGCTTCCGCATAGTTGTTCTGAAAATGATAAACAGCGGTGTATCCCTGGTCCTGGCGTCTTTCGATGGCCACGCCAGTTCTCTCATTCCCGCCCATGCCCATCTGGTTCTGCCATTGCCCAGAGGTCATCATCATCTGGTTGAAAGCAGTTTCCATTCCAGAGGCATAGGCAGGGGATGCCGTCGGGGGCTCGACGCGCTGAGGAGGTGGAACTTTCCCATCTCCACCATCGTCAGAGATATGGTTCCACACCAGCACCGAGTGATTGACCGTATTCGCGCTATTCCACATCGACTCATACTCTTCAATCGCCTTCGCCGCGACGATCCAGGGAGTCTTGCTCTGCAGAGCACCAAATTCAATCTGCGCTGAGGCGTTGTAGTTATACATTCTCTGCGCGTCTTTCATCCCGCGAGTATGGCCCTTCCGGTCCATGATCCCCTCGATGATGGTTTCCTCCCCCAGCACTCGGATTAGCGGAATGTACTTCCCAGGAAAGATTGTCTCATCCACAATCTGTTGGCCGACGATCAGATACCACTGGATTTCCCAATTCACAATATCACGCTCTTTGGTCAGCGGCAGCAGTCGAACCTCTTTGTAGACTTCTGGTGGCATACCAGACTTCTTCAACTGGACTCTCCGCCCATCATTCGGGTTGATGAAGCTCACCAGCTTGTCCTTCTTCGGGACTTTGCGGAAGTACTCGCAGACCCTGGTATGATCCTTGATGTTCCAGGAGTCATCAGTGGTCGCGCTGCCCAGCGGTGCCTGGGTCATCAGCTCCTTCATCCCAGGATAGGCTTCCTCCAGTTGTTCATCCGGGACTAGATCGAAGACAAACCCATACCTGGCGTCAGAGCAATCTTTCTCCTGACAGTCCATATCCATGTAGACGCTCAGCGGGTCCCAGACTCGTTTAATCCGAAAGCCCTGGTTGAAGGTCTTGTTGTCCTCGTACTCCAGCACAACTCTCCACCAGCCCCAGCCGCCAGCCACTTGAAACTCACAAGCTGTCTCATACGCGGTTTGTGCATTCGAGAGATACTCTTCCCTCCGGAACATCGCCTGGAGCATATCCGCCGAGTCCTTGCTCGCCCCGCCACCAGTCGCTTTGAAAGCCACGCTAGACTTATTCTGCTTCGCCTCGTTAATGATCTGCAGGTTGTGCTGACGAACGACATTCATCGTCAGGCAGGGGCGCGCGTCCAGGTCCCGATTGTTGCGGATACGATTGGGCCACTGGAACCCATTATCCGAGTCCCCATGAGCGAACTTATAATCCGACAGAAAGTTCTGCCTTGCCGTCGCTTCCCACTCCGAGCACCGACGGAATCTCTTCGTCGCCTCCGCGACAATTGGATCGTTGCTCAGGGTCAACGAGGCGAGTTCGGGATCAGCTGCCATCTGGTCTACCTCATCCAACCAGTACCGTCAGCGCGAACGCCAGCAGTACCAGTAATACGATTTTTGCCCTGACGAGCGCTCGCAGGGAGTCCGATCCGGGCGAGGAGCCCTCGCTTAGCACGGGGCATTTGTGCGGCCCTGGCCATTTCCATAAACGCGTCAGCGCAGTCCGAATGCCCCTCATCATCATGGTGGGGTTCCTTACTGAACTGACTATCTACAACCTTAAACCTGTACCGATTAAGATGCGCCAGCCCATCCGCGCAGCCAACCTCATCAAAGTAACACTTCGGGAAGAACATACGCGCAGCGTTGATAGAGTCGAACTTCGCCGGGACCCTGGGCAGAACTGTCACATTGTCACTCCCGAAGGCGTTTTTCACAATCTGCTCGATTGAGTGTTTGTACACCAGCTTCTTATGCTTCGCGTCATGGGGGAGGAAGTGGTGGCCAAGAGTATATTCCTTGTTCTGCAAGGCTTTGATATAATGGGTAATGTCCTCGCCCTGGTCCTCGAAGTACTCCAGCACGCGGAACTGAAAGCTGACAAATTGGCCGAACCAGATACCAGTGGAGTCTCTCCGTCCCAAGTCCCAGAAGGTATCCACCGGAACCTCCCGCTCCCAGGGGACAGTACAAATCCGATCCTCTTCCCGAGCCTTCCGCAGCTCCTTCTTAAAGACCGCCCCCTCCAGCTGGAGAATGGTATGCCCTTCCCAGACGTTTAGGTAATTGTCATAATCGCGTTCTTTCTCCGTCAGCATCTCTGTCCGGAGCACTTCTGGGAACCAGGGATTATCCGCGTAGGTCATCTTCACGACGAAGCTGTCCGGGGACTCCTTGTACGTCCAGGGCAGACCATTGGAGCCTTGCATCTGGACAGTCTTCAGCCGCGAGTCCTTGACAAAACGAGTGTAGGTGTAGTCAGTCTCAAGCTCTGGGTTAAAGCTGATCCAGATCTCAGATTGAAAGTCTGGCTTCTCCATTCCCCGTTCGCGCCAGTCGAGGGGAGTCTCCTTTCTGACTGTCGGGATCAGAATGGCCCAGCTCGCCTTGCTGACCTTATTCGCTTCCTCAACCCAGCAATAGTCAATACCCTCATACGACTTGATCGCAGTGGTGTTATTCTTAATCCCCTCGAAGGAGAAGACCGTTCCCAGCGCCGGGCCGATGCCATAAATCTTGGCAACTTCAATTCTGTAACATGAGCTGAGCCCGAGGAACTCGATCTGATCCGAGAGCACCTTATGCACTGACTCACTGATCGACTTTTGCAACTCGCGGCAGCAGAGAACTCTGATTGACCGCTGTGTCCCCATCACCAGCAATGCGCGAGCAATATTCCAGCTTCTCCCCGCACCTCTCCCGCCCCACAGCACCTTAAAGCGCTTGGGCTTGAAAAGTACCTGGGCATGTTCGGGAAATTGAAGCTGGGTAGACATGGAGAGTTTGCTTTGCAAAGGTGGGAGGAGTGGATGGTTATTCCCTAATACTTAACCCACGAATAGCTAGGTCCTCCGTCGCCGCCGGTCCCTGTAGTCCCCACAGCGCCGCCACCGCCTGCACAGAGTCCACCTGGGCCGCCAACTGCTGTGCCGCTTGACGAAGCCGCCCCGCCGCCGCCGCCGAAAGGCCCAGGCAACTTGACGCTGCCATAAGCCGAGCCAGGACCCCCCGTTGCGTTGCCGCCAGCATTGGCCGATCCGCCGCTACCTGCGCCAAGCCCACCGCCACCTGCCGCCGAAGTGCTCGCCGTATTTCCAGACCCCCCGCCGCCCGGTTCTCCTGGATTCACACCGCCATTTGCGCCGGACCCAAGAGATGTAAGCGCGGCGTAAATTAGTGGCTGCGCCCCAACGTAAAACGCAGCATTCCCAGTCGAAGAAGCAGCGAGTGTGGAACCGCTAACTTGCATTCCGGTGAAGCCACCGCCACCAATCGTATTGTTACCGTTTGCGGGACTCGCGGTAATCGTTCCGCCGCCCGAACTGTAAGTGCTTGTCCCCGAACTAACTGCACCACTCGCAAACCCGGCACCGCCTCCACCGGTCGCGGCAGAGGTCGTCACGGCTGTAATCGCGCCAGATGCTCCGCGAAGCCCCGCACCACCCGTTGCGGCGGGACCGGCAGCAGAGATCAACCCCGATGCCGCGCCCGTACCTGCTGGATGCCCAGGCGCACCGCCGCCGGACGCTCCAGAGTTAGCACTTACAGTCCCAGAAGCACCACCAGTTGAGTTGATGTCTCCACCGGTCGGAATGCCACCAGCAGCACCAGTGATTGTCCCAGCGCCCTTGGTGCCACCAGCCCCAGCAGTCCCCGTCAACGTCCAGGCAGAAGTTCCAGCAACAACAGTCGCATTACTGCCAGCCGAGCCGCTAGCATTTGCACCGCCCGCTCCGCCAGCGCCAAGCGTGATAGTGATCGTCTCACCAGGAATGACAGCCTTCAGTGCCTCAGCGTAACCGCCACCTCCGCCACCGACAACGCGGTCAGTGCTAGTATTGCTCCCAGCACCACCGCCTCCAGGTCCGCAGACACCAACACGGACAGAAGTAATCCCTGCCGGGACTGTCCAAGTCGCACTCGCTGCACGCCATTCCAGCAGGTTGGACTGGTTCCCATTGAGGAAGAACTGTTGGAACGTGCTCGCATCGGCGGAGCCAAGGCTCAGCAATGAGCAGAGAACTAGCGCGAGAGTTCCTCGGAAGAGCTTAGACATTATTTCATCCTCCAGCCGTAGGTAGTGTAGAACTTAACAGTGAAACTCGCATTATTCGTATTGACAGTCATGTCCTGCGCCAGTCCCTGTAGATTGTTCCCATTCCTGGCAACAATGAAGTTGTAAGTCGCGTAGTTTGCGCAGGAGACAAACTCGATAGTATCGTTATTGCTCGGACTGGCAGGGAGAGTCGCAGTCAGAGTGGCCACCCCAGTCACTGTGTCAATACAGTAGGTAGTATTGCTCGCCGCGTTGAAGCTAGTTGTCTTCGCTCCGCCCTCTGTCAGAGAAGCTGCACCAGAACAACCAGAACTCGCGTTGGAGAGATCGGAGCAGGCCAGCTGCCCAACTGTCAGAGCGCCACCAGAGGTCGTCTGCTTGACCACCTGACTCGTCCCGCCGGTCGCGGAGAAATCCGTCGTGCCAGCGGGAAGGGTCAGGGTATTGCTCCCAGCAATCGCAGCCGCCTTCAATCCCAGCGTCCCGGACGTGCTGCCAGCGATGCTCAGCGTATTGGAAGTAAACTTCAGCCCTGGATTGGAAGTACAGCCATTCGATCCATTATCAGTCAGCACCTGTGTCGCAACACTCCCGCCACCGCAGGCAGTCGTGCTCCCCGTCGTGTCGATGGTGATGCTGCCAGCGCCATTGGTGATGATAGTATTCACCCCAGCGGTCAACCTTGCCAGGGTAAACCCAGTACCATTGCCTATCGGCAGCGCGCCATTGATGTACCCCGTCGTCAGTCCCGTCCCGCCATTCGCGACTCCCAGCGTGCCTGCAACAGTAACCGCCCCTGTCGTCGCACTGTTCGGCGTCAGCCCAGTGCTTCCGAAGGAGATACTCGAAACCAAGTTGCTGCTAATTGTCTTAAAGCTCGGGGCGGCGCCAGTGTTTCCGCCAAGGAACGTGCCAGTTGCACCAGCTGTAACCCAACTGGGCGGGCTGCCAGTGTTCCCATTCAGAATCTGCCCAGTCGTCCCGGCAGTGACAGTCGTGACTGCGCCCGTACCCTGCCCGACCATCAGCCCATTGGAACCGATGGTTGCAACACCAGTCCCGCCATTCGGGACGGTTAGGACACCAGAGAATGTCGTACTCGCATTGCCAGAGACAATCTTCCAGGCAGTCCCAGTGCTAGTCAGCAGAATGGTGGCTCCAGCACCAGGAATAATCCCGATCCCAGGGGCAGTTCCAGTCGAGGTATAAATATTCTGCCTCGGATACCCCGCCATCTGCAACGTCGGCTGCGCGATTGTATTCGCGCCAGCAGCAGTTAGGATCAGAATGTTTGTACTGAGTCCGCAGGGCTGCAGCGGGATGGTGATATTGTCAACAGTCCCGCCAGCGATGGCATTGCTGACACACTGGGTCTGCGGTTGAGCAAGAGCGCTGGTCGCAAGGAGCAGCGCTGCTCCCAGGACTGGGAAATGAAATGGCTTCATCCTGAGGTTGTCCCATCCCAGATCAGATTGTTGAAGACATCGTACAGCATCTGCCGGTAGTTCCCGCTTCCCCAGATGGTAGCGCGACCAGCTGAGTCCAGGATCACGGGATTTGCATTCGCGACACTGAGCGCGAGGTCCTGATACGTCGCCTTTGGAGTAGTCGTCCCGACCTCGTAGAAGTAAACATACCCTCCCGCCAGCGGCTTTCCATTGGCATCACAGAATTGCTGTTGCGCGTTCGGGAGCAGGGCAGTCATACCAGCACCAGGCTATTTGTAGTAGCTAGCGGTCAGGGTGCAGCTCGCACCAACACCGGAGGCAGCGATCACTCGGAATGCTGTTAGCGAAGTTCCGCTGAGTACAATCGTCTGATTCGGGACCAGAATCTGCCCCGCTGTCGCCGTCGGGGCAGTACCATCGTCCTGGAAAAACGCGCACTGGCCGCCAACGGTGGCCCCTGTTCCCTGAGCCTGTACCATCGCAATGGTCGCACCAGTCGGGATAGTCAGGGCAGTCGAGGTGGCAATGCTCAGTCCTCGCTGAGTACCTACCACCGGCAGCCAGCCGCGAATTTCCTGCCCCACTGGCAACGGATACCCCATGCTCACCGGGCAGTATCCGCCACTCGGGCTAGCAGTACTCGGGACCACACACTGCCAGAACAATCCATTCGCTGGCTGAGCACTCGCCGGGGCGCTAGCGCCTAGGCCGAAAAGAACTCCCAGAGCCAGCGCCATGCCACGCCAACTCTGGGAGCGCGACCCACGCAGAGTACCCTTATGCGGGGGAAGGCCGAGGGTCTCGCGAAGGGTCAACATCTAGCAATACTCCATGCACTTTGTCGCCTCAGCCAGGGACTCATTCCCTGCCCCAGTTTCGCGACGGAACTTACCCGGCTGAGGGCCGCAGACAGCAGCATCAGCGGATGCAGCCGCCGCTGGTAGGACATGAAACGGCTCATCAGCAGTTTCAAATCCAGCCTTCCTAATGCCCTGGCGAGAGAGGGCAGTGGTATCGTTGAGTCTAGCCATTTGCTGTCCTCCTGGGACCAGAGCGCGCGCTAGCGGTAGACTTTACCGACTGGCTCGTGGCGGATGTGAGAGCTAGTCCCATGATGCGGGCCGTGGTCATAGTGCTCGATCGGATGCTGAGTCTTCAGCTCAGCGACCGCACCTGACAGCCCACCAGGACCGACCTTGGAACTATTGCTGCTGTTCATCGGATTCACCGCGCCTTTGGGCTGGTAGTTCTGCGCGTCGTTGATGACAGCGGCCTGTTTCGCCTGGGTGGCATCGCCACCAGTGGGTTTCATCATAATTCTGGCTCCTGGGGCGATGCCCCTGCTGTGCTGGCTGGAACCCCCAGCCGGGGAGAGATTGAATAATTGGACTCTATAATTGTGCGAGGGAAGATGCAAGTGGGAGAGAGGGAGATTTTGTCTGCAATGGCCCGAGCCCGGTGCCAAGCCAGTGCAGCACGGAGTACTCGCCCGAGGCTGCACGGCAGACAGCCGTTTCCAGGTCGGGACAGACCCAGAGTCTGGGGGTTTCCGTCGTCAGAGTCTTGCAGACCACGATCCCAGCAACAGCCCGACCATAAACAGCCTCGAGGATAGGGCGGTACAGCTTGTTTATCTGATGGTGTCCGGCGGAGGTCCAGGTGTACTTTGCCTCTAGGCAGACAACCCTGCCTAGCGCGCCGAAGATCAGGTCAGTCTGACACCAACCTGGCCCATTCCGGTCCTCAAATTGGAACCACTGCCCATGCTTGGCCGCAGGAATAGCCAGAGACAGCTGCCGCTCGTACTTCAGCCCCTGGTATTTGGAGCCTTTAGCTCGAGACTGGCGCGCGAAGCCCGGCCTATCCGCAACTCTCGCCCACTTGAGCCCAGAAATGACCCGGCTCATTTGCAAGCCCTGCCTAACATTTCCACCGTTTGAGCGATGCCTTGGCGCGCTCGGCAGGGCCGCTAGCATGATCAACAACTCCCTTCATACGAGCGCAGAAACTAGCCTTTCGGCCTTTATCAGCACTTGTTTTAGGGCTTGGCGCGGGAGCTTTTAGATTAGACCCAGTCGCGCGATTGTATTTCTCGCGACCTTTAGCTGTCAATCCCGCGCCTTTGCTGACTGACAATTTCTCGCCTCGGCCAACACTCAGGGATACACCTTTTTTACCAGTCATTTTAATTTTCTCTTTCCAGAATTAAAGACTGCGCCTTTAGTCACTTAAGTACAGCCCAGTTTGCCCCAATGCATAGCCTTGCAGGGCTGAATTTAGCTGAGTTTCCACCGAAAGCGGCACTGCAATGGCACCACCCGTGCTTCCGCAGTTACTTAGGCTGCAAGCTAGCACCAACAAACTTAAAGCTGGCGTTAAACGCCTCATCCAATTGAGCTTCAATTCCACTTCCCCCTCCAAAGTAACCACTGATTCGCGCATTAATGTCCGGCAGCATGTAGGTAATATACCCTGCCGCGCCACCGTGAGCATCCAGCTTGCCCTGATCAATCCCGCAGTCAAACGTCATGAACGAGGTCCACGGCTGACCGGGCTGCTGAGCCTCGCCCTGGAAGCACACGCCGAAGCTAGAGTTGCTGGCATAGATTGCCACCGACTGCCCATTGATCGTGCCAAACAGCGCCTGGGCTGGGGGAGTCGCGGCGGCCAGTTTGGGCAGACACGCGACCCAGATTGCGGAGAGAAGAGCAACCTTGCTAAATTTCATCTGATCATTCCTTACACTTCTGTGGCGATGTTGGGCAAACAGCAGCAAAGCTAGCATTGTGTGCTACAATCTGGTCAATGGTAGCTTCGCTATCAGAATGGCTCGCGCACATCCATCTGTCAGTCAAACATCTTGCCTCAATCACGGAAGGACTGTTGCTGCACGCGACTAAGGTTTCCAGGATCAGATACAGCATCAGCACTACGCTGTACAGTTGATAGCACTTCAGTCGCAGCATTTCCCTTCTCCAACTCAGCCCCAGTGTGTTCATCCGATGCCTGCTTTACCCAGCCAATCGCGACAGCGAGGCCCTTCAAAAGGGTGAGAATCTGCCCGATCATTGACCAGCCTGTGACTGGACGATCAGCGCGACGATATGCCCGCCAGCATCGTAGATTCGTTGGGTGATAGCAGCGGCATTGGCCAGATCAAGCGGCTTGCCGCAAGTGGTCTTTACAGTGCTGACAAAGGACTGAAATGCTAGCGAGCTGTCATTCCCGAACTTTGCCTGGATCAGCCCCTGCGCGATGGGGATGATGGGCTCGGCAGCGGAGAGAACTCCATTCGCGTACTTGCAAGCACGGTCGAAGTCAGCCTGGGCAGAGGAACCAGTTCCAGGGCCAGTGGCGCAACTAGCCAGGCCTGCTGCGATGGCGAGTGCTGCTATCTGGTGCTTCACGGCTTGGCCCCTTCAGTTGTGGTGGCAGGAGTTGCTGGCGAAGTACCATCTGGACGTGGCGCGGCCATCAGCTCGTCTTTCATGGCCGATCCTTTGCTGCTGCCCCATTCATAGCTAATCGCGGTGCCCAGCGCGCCAATGAGTGTCCCACCCCAGCCAACGAGCGCAGTCGTGACCTCTGGACTTGGCTGGCGCAGCGTGATCGCGCCAAGAATCGCTGCGAACAGCGCCACAATGACCACCAGCAGGAAAACGGCAAAGAACTGACCTCTCCGTCGGCGGTTTTCCATCAGACAGACTCCACTAGTTCAAAATGGTCATAGTCAGCGAGTGTGCGAAAGTCTCCACCCCAGCGAATCGCGATGCCAAGTGCGGAGGCTCGTTCTTTGACCAACGTGGCGAAGTCCTTAAAGCGCTGGATGTCGTTCCAGTCAATCGGATATGGGGCAACATCAACAGCGAGGCTTGGGCATGAATTGTGCTTGCTGGTAGGCCACGGCGTATTACTGTTCCCCTTCGCGCAAGCTGCAGCCTGGTCCGCCTCATCCCTGTGCCCGCAGAGAATGGCGCAGTCAGCCATCTGGATTACATCGAAGAAAAGCTTCTGCAAGTCGCTGTGGCAACTCTGCAACCGTTCTTTGCTTTTTTCACTGAACATTGGCATAGCTAGAGCCCTAAAAACTTTGCAACTTTCAGCAATATAGCAATCACATGCTCGGCCTCAATGGAATGGGTCAGCATCCAGACCAAAATGGCCCCGCTCAGTAACATCCCCTTCTTCTGCAACGCGGTACACTCACTCACGTGCTGCCTTAGCAAATGCTTGGTATCCTCCGCGTTTGATTCGACTGTATCAATTCTATCGCGGAGGAGGTTGATCGGATCACTCGACAATGGAGGCTCCAGAGTTCGGGGTCACATCAGTGAACTGCCCATCGACAGAGGTGGAGACAACTGGAGTCGCTCCGACAAACTTGATCTCGAGGGAGACGGCAGCACCAGAACCGGGCGGGCCTTGCAACGGTTGCCCCTTGGCCCCGACCTGGGTGATTCCAGTCATCTGGATCAGGTCCATCAGTTGGTTATTGCTCCAGACGATGGTCGGGTCATCGAGGCGTTCGTGGAGCTTCTCAGTGGCATCCAGGCCAAGGGCTTTCAGCCTCTGCTGCGCATCGACGAAGATTTCTTTTCTCTGCTCAGCGTAGTACGCGATCAGCTCTTCGAACGCGGGATCGCCCTGGAGGGTGCTGATGTATGCTTGCGAATAGCCAGTTGCCAGTGCTATCTCAGTCCCCGGCTTGCCTTCCGCGATCAGTTGTGCCAGCCTGTGATGGGAATGCCGGATGGACTTGACAGTTTGTGCTGGCGCTGCCACTGCTGGCGGATTCAGAATGGCGGGCAGGTCAGACTGGTCCAGCGGGCGTACAATGCTGACAGAAAGGGGCAGCTTGTTGACTCCGGCCTTGCCACCCCTGGCAGACCCGAGATCTAACTCTGGAAGTAGGACTGGCTGGGGCAATGCCTGGTTCACGGGACTGGCTGGTGAGAGTGGAATTACAATGTATGGTTGACTCTATAGTATGGTGCGCGGCGGTCAAGGAATGTTGCAGTGGGATCGGGCGCGGGGCCGCGAAAGGTGGGCTGGGTAGATTTTGTGAAAATTAGCAAATTCAGTTTGGGCATTCTGCCAAAGATGGCCCAGGTATTTTTTGGGGAAAGTATGGCTCCTGGTGCACCAAGCAAGGAAACCCACCCAAGTCCGGCCAGTCCCCCCGGCTTGTCCGCCTGGTGGTGGCACCGTTGCGAGTGCGAGTAAGTTGCAATTGCAATGCGAATGTGAGTGATAGGCATTCGCAATTGACTCGCAAAGAAATGCCCCCGAGTCGTGGGGGC